TTCATCTTCACGACGGACAGTCTCTTCAGGCTGAGCAGGCAGAGGAGTCTCTTGGCCTTCTGTATGGCCTTCCTGAGAGGGTTCTTGCTGGTTGTCGCCAGAAGACTCAGTAGCTTGCGTACCACCTTCTTGAGCGGGTGTATTGCCTTCTTGACTGCTTTCAGCTTGTAGTGCTGCGTAAGCTGCCTCAGGATGCTCATCACCTGCTGCTTCTTTTTCGTTCTTCTCAGCTTGTTCTTGCTCTTGATCCATCTCTTCTAAAGAGAGCGGTTCGTTTTGATCACCATTACGGTTACGTCTAGCCATGGCTATTTACCTTTCTTTATCGATAAAGTTTACACTAAGCCTGATATGCTTAGAGTATCGTGGTTAAATAAAAAACGATGTGTTAACGTTAACATCACAAGGTTTATACGTTACAGTAGCTCGAGTATCTTGGCTTCACTACCCATCAGGTGGATGAGGTTCTGATAGAGAGAGCCTGAACGGTATACTTTCTCTGGTTCACCTAAGAGGTATTCTGTATCTGCTTTGATGTTGTTAGTGGGTATGGCTTTTATCGTCTCGATGAAGATACGGTCTAGCCACTTCTGTAGTGAAGCTTCTGTTACGATAGTGCCTTTAGCTGGTTTAGCGGAAGCTGCTTTGGCTAATACTGCTTTAAAGTCTAACGTATCAGCTTTATAACCAACACCAGATGGACGTAAGTCTACGTAGAGTTGTTTCAGTCTTGATGTGTCATCGTAGATTGGAAACTGACTATCAACGACACTAAGTACACCGTATCTTAGCTTACTAAACCAAGTCGATATCGTGGCGTTGAAATAAGTATCGAAAGACGTGTTCTTGATCGTACCAACCCTACGAATATCTCCAGCGAAGAGGTTGACTGCTTGCTTACCGTAGACAATTTCATTTTTAACGTCTGTCGCCAGGTGGTTAATATACGGTCTGTTGTTGATGAACACATCGAACATGTGTCCACTCCCTGCTAATAAGTTAAATGCCGCCTCGTTAGCAGCAATACGAAAAGCATCGCTGTCTTCCCTTAGTGTGGTGATGTTGTGGGTGTTACGTATTGTACTGTAGAAGTTCGCTGGTACGAAATTCATCACGAGGTTAAGGATACGGTACCTGAAGTTGTTATCGATGTATTGAGCCGTCTCTAGGGCATTTAGAGGTCTATTGCGGATAGAGGTCTTCTGGTAGATATTAACTGTAGGAAATACAGGTTGATTGTAACTAGCCATGTAAGATTCGCAAATATCTAAGAATGTCCGTATACGCCTTAATAACAAAACTCTTTCTTCTTCTGGTAAAGTGATCGTGGTCATGTGGACTAAAGTGAATACAATGCTGTTCCACGTGATTTGGAGTGTCCGCCATCTTTGGTCATTGGTTAGACTAACAGTAACTGGTTTCGATAAATCACAATGGAGCTGATCGACACCTACATTAACTCTATCTAGCAAGGTGCGATAATCTCCTGGATTACTACTGTCTTCGTACCGGCGTAGATCATTGTCAATGATGAATCTTCGTCTGTAACGGATGTAGTTGTCAAACACGGTAGCTAAAGGTGTTTGCGCATGTGCCGCCCATGTTAGGAAAGCATTAAACTTCGTCCAGAAATCAGTATTGGCTTTACCGATGTTATCCATTGGTACTGTGGTAGTGGCGTGATACTCGGATGGTTTCTTTACTCGTTTTAATACTAAAGCTTCAGTAACATTCATCCAACCATTAGCTGGATTAACCAGATATCGATAGATCCACATGTTTCGGTATACCGGATAGAGAGTATCGAATACTTTCAAGATGGTGTTAGCATCTTGGGCAACTGCCTTCATGCTCGCAGGGAATTGTCCTCTAGCAGCACGTATCATGTTGGTGAGAGCTTCACCAGGTACGTATTGCTGCGGTGTCGCCTGCCTAATGGTATTGTTGGTATAGATAAAAGCCATGGCTTATTTCCTTCGTATAGTAAAAAAGATAGGTCTCACAGCTCTTATACTCCCTATAGCCCGAATGTGGACTATAGGGAGTAGGCTAAGTATGCTGTCGCTGTGCTCCAGCGTAGCTTGCGCTATGCTGTATATTAGTAATACTTAAAGATGTGGTATTCAGGTTCACCTTTAGGGATGGAAACCGTATCGGCTACTGTCATGGTGACGGTACCGCCATCCGGCATGATGAGGCTTTGTTCACGCGGGTTCTTCTGGTCGAAGCTGTAGTCACGCTGATAGTAGCAACCATGATAGATCGGCACACTTAATGCACGGAAATGAGAATGCAATGCAGGCACGAAATAACTGGGTACATCTTCAGCGATCAATACACCATCGATGGATTCAGAAGCAGGTGGGATACGTGGTGGTTCAACCGATACTTCTTGTCCCTTGTGGTAAGCTTTCTGCTCTTCTTCAGAGAGGGTAGTAAGGATGGTCTTTTCCCACTCTAGAAGTGCTGCTTTAGCTGCTTCTGCTTTGACTTTAGCTTCTTCCATCTTAGTGCGTGCATAGTCTGCGATATTCAATGCTTGGATTTCAGCTTGATCGCGGTTCATGACGATGGTAGGCGTGAGTAGTCTGGCGATGTTTTCGTCCACAGCCGAAACATCCAATCCATGGATGACGCGTTCACGATGTGGCAATCTGGAGATCAATAACAACATGGGTAGTCCTTTAGTCTTAAGATTAAATAAATACTAGGCTATAACTAAATAGGCTAGTCTATACGAGTGCTTAGTGTATTAAGCATGAGTAAAACAAAAAAAGAAGCCAGTGCATACCGGCTTCTCTATCAGGTGTATTACTTAGGAATGCGATGGTAAACTTGATTTAGTCCATTTTTTATTTCATCAAGACTCTGAGTTAGTTCCTCGTGAGAATCGACTAATTTCTTATTCGTTTCAGTAAGCGTAGCAATCGTCTGTACCAAATTATTCAGTACGTCTGCTTCAACCACTACTGTCTTAGCCGGAGCATAAGCCATGCCTTCGATAGCTTCAACTTTAGCCTCTTGTTTCTTCCTGGCTTTAGCATCGCCTTCACGTGCCTTTCTGACCTGATCATGATAAGCCTGCAACTCTTCTTCAGATGGCTCCAGATAAGTCAAATCCAACACGATAGGCACGTACTTGAGTTGCTTGGTTTCTTTCATGTCCCGATAAGCCTGCTCAATGAGACTTAAGAAATCAGACAGAGACACACTCATGTCCCAGATGAAGTCAGCCTTCTTCTCCAACACATTGAAGTCAACATTACCATCGATCTCGTCTTTCATGATCTTAAGGTCATTGGCGTGTTCAGTCGTATCGAATACTTCCACTGGTACGAAGAGCACTTTGGTGTCAGTAGTGTCAAACTTCCATAGGCCGTCTTCGGCGTACGGAATGATGGCATGGTTAAAATAGTATTGTCCTTGCATTTCGTTCTTGATTACGCCTTTACGTAACTTATCAGACAAACGTTTAGCAAAGTTCTTAGCAGTTGTAGTGTGCATCTCAAGGATCCTTTCAATAAATAGAGATAATACAAACACGACGGACACTCTAGACTATCTGTTATATCGATAGACAGAGTGGTTACTAAAAAAAGAAGCGTAGTAGAGTACACTCCACCCAGTAACATAGTTACCAGATGGAGCGGACTATTAATACGGCTTCTTTGCTTAGATTTTATTGCTCTTCAGTGAACTTAGCAGCCATCTTGGCTTTGTTCTCACGAATAGCATTGATAACATCTACTGGGAGGCCTAACTTCTCAGCATGGTAGATACAACGTTCATGTGTTACAATAACGATATTAGCTACAGTCCATTTCTTCAGGTCACGTGAGCGTGTGTGACCATGGCGGATGGCATCAGCTAATCCATTTACCACGATGATGGCCAGTGGTTGGCAATATACTGCGTTCTCGCCCAACATGCGATCGGTGTAGTACTTCAACTGCACCATAACCGCTTCAGCTTCCATGTCGATACCTACACGGGTAAACAAACCATAACCGATAGATGAGATGCCTGATGTCATTAACCACTGATGGCAATGACGAGTTTCGTGAGCTAGGAGTTCTTCTACGAACATCTGGTCTACAGTTACACCCATCAGTTTTGCTAAATGGACTGAGTCCCTAGTGGCGTTCTCCAACACTACCTTAGGATCAGTAGTGATGGTGTAAGCGAAACCCATAGCCCAAGCCATAGGCAAAGCTTCAACTGGTGTACCAAAAGCATTAGCGAACCATTCTACTGCTTTCTTACCGAATGGTTTGGTATAGTCTACCAACACACCTTTAAAGGTGTAACCAGTTAAACGGTATACAATACGATATACCAGAGAGAATGGAAGTACAATGATAGACATCACAACCCAGAATACGTAGAAGAGAATAGTGTTGAGTTTCATGTTGAGTCTCCAATGAATATAAGGTTAAAGTAGGTGAATACTAAAAAATTAGCATTCGTTTTCTACCTTAATAGTATATATCTCAATATTTCGCCATGTTTCCAATGGCAACATAAGCCCTACACCTACCTATACCCATTACAGGTATAGGTAGGCTAAGGGTGTGTGTCTAAGTAATGTAATCATCCGTCCAAGTCGTAATCTCTTTGGCGGTGTTGTGCATCTTCTTCATCTTTAACAACATGATGATCGAACCTGGCTGTGCATTGATGGATGCAATACCATTCTCAAATGCCGTGATATTCGGACCGGAACATTTAGCACAATAGCTACTGTTACCGGCTACGCAGTAACTAGGCAATCTTAACTTAATCACTTTACCACTTAAAGAAGCAATGTTCTCTTGCGTGATTTGGATAGATTTACCTGATTCATCCAGATACCAATAGTTCATGTACTTGTGGTTATCATCCACATTGTCAGCCATACGTAAATAAAAACCATGGCGTGTACCACATTCCTCTTTACCAACTTTCAAGTTAGCTGCTGAACGCAATGCATCTTTTACCAATACACCACCTTCCTGAGTTTCTAGACCACGTCCTATGGAGCCACTATAAGAGTCATTGACGTATACGGATAAGTTATCTAACTTGATCCCTTCTTTTAAAGAACCAGGTACGAATACTGGTTTGTCATCGAGTCCTGTGGTGATACCAAAGTGTGTATTGAGTTTCTTACGGATGTTACCGTACATGTTACCACCGTAGATGAAGCCACTGGATTCATCGTCTTTTAACCACTCTTCGTCTATCTTGGCTAACTCTTTATCGATCTTAGCTGCTATTACTGGATCTTGTATCTGGTCTTTATACTCATTGTAGAGTTCTTGTTTACGTTTCTCCAAGACTGGATTAGTACGTAATGCTTTCTCGGAGACAGAAGGGATAACAGTCTGGGTAAAGTTGGTCAAGAACAAAACATGGTTCTTAAACTTGATGTAGTCTTCCGTGAATATCTCACCATCACGTTCAGGATGCTTATCATTCACCTTAGATCGTGAACGAGACCATCTGGGGATGATTTGTTTCGCCACATGGTTAGGCGTAAATGGTTTGTTGATATAAGACACTAACCCCCTAAATGGAGAGACCACCAATATCCAGTTCATGATCAAACAGCCTACTGATGTTCTAAAGCCGCCTTTAATGCCAGGTGCTTTGACATTCGATTCTAGTGGCACATCGATCATCTCACCGACTCTGAACAATGGCTTAGTGATATCCGTAGCATCTTCTAAGTGTATCTTATTACCCGCATCATCCAGGTAATAGTAACCATCCTTATCTCGTCTCGCTATATAGTGCTCTTTAGCCTCAGTCTGGAATAAAGACAAGATACTCTTTACCCAATAGGCATCCAGATACCAGCCTTTCTCGATCCCTTCTAAAAGGTAATCTCTTTTTAACATGTCACACTCCCTAGTTTATTCGTTACATGGATGGAGACTTCCCTCACCATGCGGATGACGGTATCTTGTCGTCTATAGTCAGGTATCCAGTTCATGAGGTCTGTCTCTAACCATCCTGTTATATTACGGTGTCCTTCTTCGGAGATAGCCGATAAGAGGAATAAGTTATACGCTAACTCTTTATCATCCAGATCGAACAAATCATTACCGAATAACGTTAGATACGATGCGAATGGCAATCCAATATTAACACCATTACGGATGAGTTCGATTACGTAGAACTTATCGTCATTCACTGCCTCTAAGAACGCTTTCACTGTCTTGACGACGATATCCGTATCGACATCATGCTCATCCTGCTTGATCTTAACAGATTCTTGGTTTAATAGATAGCTAATCAGTTTCTCTTTGGTATACGGAGAGATACTGGCGATATGGCTACTGAAGACTTCTTCATCTACCTGTAGGCTACCGACTACCGTTAATAGTTCGTAGAACAAGGTAATGTCATCGTAGCTATCGGACTGTAAGATAGAGAGTGAGATTTCAGCTAATTCATTGTTCTCTATCTGGATGAACTCCATGTAGATAGTAAAAAGCGTGTGGTTATCCAAGGGATGCTCTTGGGATACGAATACACCGATGTTCTTTAACAATGCAATCAACCAATCCCTCTGGATAAGATGAAGTTCTTCTACGATACGATTGACATCGTAGTTATCGTCTATACTGTTCCAATAGACAGTTAAACCATCTACCCAGTCTTCGTTTATACCCAGTACCGTATCGGTGATTTCTGTCCATATGGCTCCTGTCGTATTGTCCATGTATTCATTCACGAAATCACGGATGAGTGTTAAGCTGTCAATGTCATGCATGGTCTTTTTAATCCTTATTTTATTACTTAATAGATAATAAACTGCATGGGTAAAAGCTCGTTATATGTGATTATATTTTTCCATCATGCAGTCAGTCATAGCAGACTGATTGCTTATTAAGGTGGAGTCCCTTCCCTTTGTCTTTTAGAAACAGGAGTATATTTACCATGGCTAAGCCTCTAATCGAATTAGGTAAGATCAAACTGACCCCTACGTTTGACGTACCGATGGAAACCGATAAAGATAAGTTCGAACGCATGATCCGTAAGATGCGTCGTGACAAGAAACAAAATGGTGGTAAAGTAGACTATCGTAAGCTGCCAGATGGCTTGAAGAAGCTGATGAACGAAGATGAGTTAGATGCCATCGTCGATGCCACATGGAGAAGTTGCGAGAACGTGTACGAGAACCTTTGTAAGCAGTTAGATGCACCAGTGAAGGCTATTAAGCAAATCACCGAGAAAGAAAACATGTTGCCTTACCTGATGGAGCGTGATAAGTTCTTGACTCTGGTGAAGATGTCCACCAGTGACGTAACTGAACTGAAACGTGAAGTAGAATCCATCCGTGATCTCTATAAGAGTCACTTAGGTACTGAAGTGGATAAAGAAGATACCACTGAAGACTTGGATCCTTACATGTTAGAAAAGATCCTCGATGTGAAATTACGTTTCTTTACTGCCGGCTCACGTATCCGTAATGTGTTGATGCCTGCTGTACTGCATCTGTCAGACTTCCACACTGCGATGGTATTGAACTACTACGCTCAACCTCAACACCGTGATGAAGCACCTGATGATGTGCGTAAGTTCTTGGAAGAGCGTTTAGCACAATACGTACAACCACAAACACCGACTGATGAGCAGCGTAAACCCAGTCAACCTGGCTTAGATGGTGTTGTGTCATCTACAGAAGGAGCAAACTAATGTTAACCCAAGAAGAACTCAATAAACAATTAGGTATCGATCTGGAGAAAGATCCCATCGATCCTGAAATGGCTCAAGCCATGGCTAATGCCGAGTTATCTACCAGTGCTACTCTCAACAACGAGGCACAGGCTGAAGCCAATAAACAAATCGAAGAGATGACTCGTCCGGTATCGGTAGAAGACATCGTCTTGAACCATACGGAAGAAGAAGTGTTCGTTCGGGATGAAAATCCCATTAATATCCCAGTAGAGACAGCGTATACTGTACCGGCTAAAGAAGACACCGAAGCTATTCAGGAAGAGCCTATCTTAGTACCGGCTGATGATGAGCGATCTCACGCTGAACTGATGGAAGACATCGAGGTGTTGAAAGCCAAGACTAAACCACTGGATGTCGGCCATGAAGTCACCAAGCTTGAGGAAACTAATCCTACTCCTGCTGCTGTATACACACCTACTGTTGCTAAAGAAGAAAAGGTAGATGATCGTTCAGTAGAAGACAAGGTACTGGAAACCGTTAAGAAGATTGGTTCTGATCAGTCCTTGTGGGATTTCAGTAAAGTCAATCGTGATGAACTAGAGAAAGTATCTATCCCAGTGACACTCAATCCCAAGAAACCTATCTTGGAAGATGAACGTGTGGCTGACTTTAAGAACGCTAAGGATACTGAAGATGTTATTCGTGCCATTCAATTAACGCCTGATACACCGAACAATGTCGTGGCTAAGGTGAAAGACAACGAGCCGTTCTCATCCGATCCTAATCTGCCTATCTTGACTACCTCTCTCAGTGAAGGCATGGAAGCGGTAGGCAGTGAAGCTGCATTCGCTCAGGATGTACTACGCGATGAGAAGAACACCTTCAGCCAAGACATCTCTTTAGGTAATGGTCGTGATCGTGTAGACTATCACCGCAGTACGACTCGCTCTAATACCGGTAAAGCCACTGGTCGTCAGGCACGCATCATCGTACAAGATGCATTGGGCATTGGTTCTCACTTTACTGTGGTGTTGCCACACTCTGGTATCGTAGCGATCATCAGTGCACCACTGGTGAATGAATTGGTAGACTTACAGACACAACTCGATCAGGCTAAGATACAGATAGGTCGTCTATACGGTGGCTCTAACTACGGTTTGATGACTTGGTATACGGCACAGAAGATCGTAGACTTATTCATCCGTAAGATCGCACACATCAACATCAAGGATGATGAATACGATCCGAATACTCTAAGGGATATTATTTCACCTTTGGATATTCCTGCTATTGCATTTGGCTTGGCTGCTGCTCGTTATCCTGATGGTTATCCGTATAGCCGTGCTGTGGATATTACTGGTGGGAACAGACGCATGGTGACCGGTACATTGTACATGCCGGATATGCCTTTATTTGTTGAGAATCGTTTCAGTACACGCCAGAAACAGTTCTTGATCAGCAGTGAGTTCAACCAGACTACACTGAAAGAAATTGAAGCTTATCAGCGTGATTGGAAAGCAGAAGTACCTGAGCGTGAGTACATGATCCATCGTCGTGAAGACATCAAGCGTCATTCACGTCGCAAGACGGTAAAAGAAGTGTGGGTAACCTTGGGTAATACCAACATCAGCACCATGGTCGAACATGGTGCAGCATGGGATACCTATATTCGAGATGCAGTGAATGAAGTCTTGGAGAAAGCAGCAGATGAGCGTGTACGCAATGATTTCATTACGCGTAAGATTACGGCGACTATGCTGCGTGAGTACAGTCATTTCATCAAGAAACTGACGATTAAAGAATACGTCGATGACAGTACTGATCCAGTGATTACTGAAATGGACAGTGGTGATACCATCATCGAAACATTAGAGATGATTGGTAATGATCCTGAGATCGTACAGAACATGGTGAAAACCATCATTGACTACATCCAAGATCAGATCAAGGTACTCTTTACGATACCGGCTGCTGAAGAAGAGATCGAGACCAATGACTCGAACAATGTCTCTAAATTAGTCATCGCCATCAACCCTGTTGTCGTTTTTTTTATACTGACCGGCAAGATCTATCAGTCACTCGCTCAGTAGAGACCAATACGGTTATCCCCAATGCAGTAGGAGCAATCAAGGATCCTTTGTTTGCTTCTACTGTAGTCGCTAAGAAGGATATCTATCCTGATGCTGTAGATGGGGATAGCAGTATATTGATCAATGCCGGTTATGATGAATTCACTAAGGTAATCAGTAGTTCTTTAGTAGAACCTTATAACGACATAGCCGAGAAACATCTGTCTTTGTTATCACTACATGATAAGGTGTATGGTTTAAAAGACGTAGATGAGGGAACACCTGAAGCATCGAGTACTGATCTTTATCCTTACAACATGAAACGCGCTTATGTGTTACATGGTGAAGGCAGTTATCTTAAAAGCATCATTGAGGATTTTACGATCAACCAAGTGAATAAATACACTGGTTTGGATCTGGCTCAATGGATGCACATGACTGAAATCGAACAGCGCATGGTGTTAGATGTAGCCATGAGGATGAGACGTGAAGAACAACGTATCTCGAATGAAGTCACTCAAGAGGTCGCTAGTGGTACTAAATTGAGTTAGTTAGACCAAAAAAAAGAAGTAAGTACATATCCCTTAGCCTACCTATACCCATTACAGGTATAGGTAGGTGTAAGGTCTATGTTGCCATGTTAGCTATTACGATTCATGATGTGTCTACCGTGGTTCTGCCACTGTTGTCTCACCTTTCGTAGTCCGTCGATGATACGAGTGTCATCCGTCAGGTAGTAGAGGTTAGTCTCTACCTCACGTTCTAACATCTCGTAGTTGGCTTGATTAGGATCATTTTGTTTCATCACGTAAGCTGCGATCAAGTAAGGTGTCATGACTGAAGGATCGTCTAAACGTTTACGATACTCTTTTAGCATGATGTCCTTATAGACACTGAAATGACTGTTCATGTCCAAATGGTAGATAAACATAAACGATGCTAAGTTAGTACCGTAAGTCATTCCAACTGTTTTGTCTATCTCGTACAACATCACGATGTCATCAGCACTCAGTTTCACTCCCATGTTATTACGATCGATTACATGAAAGAAATGGTGATGTGCATCAGGATGGATGGCTTTCAGTCTATCGTGTAATGACATCTTAGAACCTCCCGATTACAGGTGCATCACGTCGTATACGAGTGACCCAGTCTGCGAATGAGTAATGCTCTACACCATCTAACAAATAGCGGATATAGAGCAGATTACGATCCTGTGCCACAACACGATAGTTAAAGACCAATGGTATCTCCACAAGCATCTTTTGCATCATGTCCAATACCTCAGTACGGATGACCAAAGAGATGTAAAAGAGTAGCTTACGGAAAATCGTGATGTAGACATCGATGTGTTTCTCATCGATAGCGGTATGTCTAAGCTTAGTGGTTAGACCATCTATCGTAGGTAATATAGCATCTTCTTCCAGATTAACTGGTACTAAAGAACCTGGTAGGGAGTTTTGCCAACCAAAGTTGATCTCTTGACCATTGAGGCTTTGTAAGTAATCGTTTACGATACTTAAGTAATCGAACGATGTCGTGTATTGACCAGATAGAAAACGATTGAGTTGTTCTATCTCGTAATAGTTTACACCCATATCGATGGCGATATCTGGTATAGAATGTATATCCATGTTTCAATGCTCCTTACTATTATCTATCCACTGTATCCGTATACGGTAAAACAGTAATGGTTATAGTGGACGATTCCATTTAATGCGTAACTCCTATCGCTGTTGTTCACACGCGATACATCGATCTCTATATCGGATAAAGTATCGAAAATACCGATATTGATCATTTGTCTGGCTGTATGGTAGAAATACTGCCTCAAGAACACATAGCCTTTAGACGATGGATATCGGTTATGGTCTAGTTTGTTCTGTAGTTCTGTAAAATGATCTTTATACGTATCTTCGAATTCATGCAATCCGACATCACTGTACTGCTTAAGCTTATCCTGATACCTCTGCATGGCCATCTCGGCTAAGTATCCCGCATCATCTACAGTGTATCTTGCTTGACGATTACAATAGTAAACACCACTGAATGCACTGTGTACGATGAATTCCAATTCTTCCTTTAAGTCACGTGAACCAAAAGAAGGATTACGAGGATACTCTTGTTGAATAGCTTCAATGCCGTATGCATAAGCCTCATCTAGCGATAGGTAGAAACGATTGCCTTTTAATAGGTGCGGCATCTTACCTCCAACCTAAGTAAACTCATCCTGTTCACGTTTCGTATCCATTCTAATGCTCTCTTAACACGAGGATGTCTGTCTCGATTGATCTTCTCTTCCACTTCTTCTAGGATGATATAGTAATCCTTATCCCGATGGAAATAGAATTGCCTTACCAGTGTAGGATAATATCCTGCTATGGTCTGTACCAACAGATAAACAAGATAAGCCATATAACGATATTCTTCATGGTTGATGACAGGATCCTTGATCTCTACGATATTACCATGTTGATCGCTGTAGTACGGACTATCACCATCGTCTTTAAAATAGAACTCACCTGTTTCATCCAGATACTCTAAGTATCCGTAATAGATGTCCTCTATATCCTGAAACAAATGATAAGCCATGTAGTTAATCAGCCATTCTTCCGTGTGTATCGTATACGGCATGGAAGCTAAATAGAACATCTTGGCATCGATCGCGATACCAGTGATGATCGTGTCCATGATGTATTCCGTATTCAATGGTGAAAATGGTCGAGTATAATCGAAATAAGAGACATACTCATTACCCACTAATTCGTAAGAGACGATATTGAAGTTCCTAGCGAATGGATCAGGGATGCATTGATTCGCCCTGTTGATAAGTTCGTACAGTGGATACCTTAGATAGTAGACAGACCCATTAAGGGGATACGGTGTCGTGATCTCGTTCATCTAGATAGACTCCTACTCTGTACAGTGTCTTCTGTGCTTCTTCCACGATCAAGACGAGCGACCCTTCGTCTCTACTGATATCCCTCCCTATCTGTACCTGTCCGACCATTGATACGGCAGTCACCATCAAGAGACTGACGATACCTTCTTGTGTGTCCGATAGATGGACACTGTCCCAATACTTGGCTATTTGACCATTACTGTCTTTTAGCGGATGGGTAGTCTGTAGATCACTCTTCAGGTAGTTGATACAGAACTGTTCAAGCGCGTCATTTAGATCAAAGTCTTCCCCTATCCTAAAGCCTTCTAATGCAGCCTTTAATAAATCGAAAATACTGACTTCACCGAATCCTTCCTTTAGCGCATCGGCTAACTTATCAGGTACTTTACGAAAACCTACTGTATTCAATACGCGATAAGCAAAGTTGACTTGAGAGACGATGTCATTAGGCATCAACATCACCTCTGTTAATTTAACTAAATCATCTAAATCATCCATGTTAAGATTCCTTTCTGGTTACATGAAAAACAATAAGAGCATAGAGCATGCCTCCCTATGTCTAGTAACCACCAGACATAGGGAGATATACTAAAACATAAGGCATAATAAAAAAAAGAAACCATCTATACCTCGGTTAAGAGATATAGATGGTCTGTTAAAGATTAGGAGAAAAATGAACCCGATAGCCTGAGTATGTTGTCACTGACGTACCATCATGCTCTAACGAGTGTACATGAATGCAAAACACTAAGCAACCGTAACACCATCCCAATATGCCCAAAAAGACGGTGTTATTTCGATTCATTATATTACACGCCTACTACTATTATTTCTTCTCTTCTTTAGGACCGAGTTCTTTCTGGCCTACTTCGTAGAGGTGATCACGTACAGCGATCATGCCGGTTTGTGATTTAGAAGAGAGCGATTTGACGGTAATCTTGGCATCGACACGTGCGTAGCGTTCAGTCACTTTGCGCTCTTCACCATCACGTGGAGGTGCAGAGGCTTCGAACTTACGGCGTACTGCTTGGCTTACCTTGATGCCTTTGGCGAAGTCGTATTCTACGCTGGTAGAGTCAACGTCTTTGTGTTTCTTGAACACGCCAACAGATGCTTCACCGGTAGCCAGGGCGGTACCAGATACGAAGAAGTCAAGCACTTTAGAGGCATCATCGAGTTGTTTCTTAGACACATCGACAATGCCTTCTTCTTTTAACACATCCAAAGTGGTGCCGATCACATCGCCTGAAGTTTTCAGGTTACGCGCTTCGGCATCGTAGGACAAGTGGTCCTTCTCGATCTTGTTGGCGATTTTAGTTACTGTATCATGAATTGCCATGATGGATTCCTTTCTAATAGGTAGATTAAAAAATAAGCTTACGTAAGCTAACAGTGTTAAAAAGAGACGACGCTCATCCCTTACACTACTATAATAGTAAGTATCTATATTTTCCTCCATATCGGCATCTAAGATACCTCATGTCGGATAGGTATCCACCATACTGGCTATCCATCTACCCATGTACCAAATTATCCCGCATGTAACGTGGGAATGCATTCACACTCAGCAAGTTCTCTTCAATGTACATCTCACCTTCAAAGCCATCCATTGTGGTGTGTACGATCGGTATCGGTACGAACACCACTTCTACTTCCAGTTCACCCATGTAAAGTAAACTCGTCTCTTTCGCTACGATCTTCAGTGTAGCCACACCGAAATCTGTTTTCTTCTTGCGATAGCCTATTAACCTACAGCCTACAGACTGGCTTCTGGTATAGAGATGTTTCTCTACCCATTCATTCAAGTCTTCCAGTGTTGGTCTTGGACTACGCCATATCGGATCGATCTCTACAGCATAACAATCATCTACTTTAGGACAGGCTTCTTTTACCCTATCCCAGATGATGGCGATATGCAATCGTGAATAGGCTTCTACGTATCCTTTACCTGATACTTGTCCTGTCTTAGTCGGTAAGATGGTCACTTCGGTATTCGCTCTAGCGAGTATACTGTCCGTGTAGTTTTCCATCTCATCAGTAGGAATAACCTTAGGTAATGTCCCTAAGTCTATTGGATCGCCAACAGTAATGTCATTCGCTGTTAAGGGAATAGTAGAAGCCGTATTGAGGTATCGGATGAAATTATCGATCTCACTGTCTTTGAGTGTTATTTCCATGTTGACGATGACCTCTTAAGTTTGTTTTAAATTACCACTCGTGTGTACGTGTGGTGCGCTGGAACGACATCTCTACTTCTTTTAGAAGATGTAACATGCCAGACTCTACGGACACTTTACCAGCAGATGCGCGATCCAATACTTTACGCAGAGTGTGTTCAGTCACTTCGATATCAGCAGGACCATCTAAATGGTGGTGTTGCTGTTCCATGGAAGGAGAGACAAGTTTCTCAGCAGCCGATATACCAGGCTCATTCACGAAATCGAAGGTGATGACGGTATGCAGAAGTTTACAGAGTCGTCCGTTGATAACTTTACGTGTGGTCAATGAACGAATCGAGAAACACACATTGACACCAGCTGACTCTAAGTCACGTACTAATGCATCAGCATAAGGGCCAGATGGTTTAAACTTACCGAAGATACCGACACATTTTTCATTGGTATTCGGATCGACGTAATCTGGTACTAACCAGATCTCCACGAATGTCGCACAAGTCATGCGCTCATCGATAGATAGGTTACGTTCTAGGAACTGACGTTCGCTCATCCCATCCCGTTTAGGATGGCCGTATTCTGCTTTGATGAATCCACCTTGGATACGAGAGTTAAAGATCGTGCCTTTGTCGAAGAACCTGTTGGCTCCTTGACTGGAATAATAGACATTCTGGCCATTAGCCTCTAGGTTCTTAGAAGCATGATCCAGTGCACCGATACACATCGTGTAACATCCATCTGCATCGGGTTTTAAGATACCTTTCTTATTGGTACCTTCAAGACGGCTCATCTTGTAGACGAACTCTTTCTGTGGCATGCTGTCAAGTGGCATGATTGTATTGTCCTTTTTAATAGATAAGATAAATAGATCAAGTGCGTAAGACTAAGTCCAAGACCTCTGCTTGATCGGTTGGGTTGTTAATAGCCGATACCACACCTTGGTAGAAATAACTGCCGGTGATCTTGGTAATCGCAGAAGTAGCAGACTGATCGACTGAAGTAATCGGTACGTATACCGGCTTCACTGTATTAGGATCGACAGTGTTGATGATCTCCCTGTAATATTGCGTAACATCTTTCGGGTTACGGGCGATGATAGAGATCGGCACAGCCATGATATCGGCTGTATCGCCTAATGATCGTCCTGCATGAGAGGCTGCTGTATCGAATACTTTGTTTAAATCGTTATACGTCACGTAGAAAGGCACTTTGCCTCTTTTAATAAACTCACTGTAGACAGCACTTAAGATATCGTTATCCTTCAAGAGTGTCGTTGTTTTAATCACCACACTGCCTGGATGATACGTTAATACGTAGTAAGGCTCATCGTCTACTTTTACTGTTTCGATTGTATCCGGATCGGAATGGATGAATGATAACATGTTCTGGATGGCGTAGGCATTACCATCCAATGTCTGTATCTTCACCAATCCGTAGAAATACGGTTCTACATTCACTTCTGCTAAGTCGTATAGTGCCCATCTGGCTGGAAAGATGATACGACATCCTTCTGTCGTGATGACTTGCCCAGATACTGTCTTTAAGATAGACTTGATCTTTTCAGCATCACGCTGTCCACCTTCGATATTCATGTTCTTTATACTCCACTATAAGGTTCAAAAGCACCTAATACACTACCTACCCTATCCCACGAGAGGATAAGGTAGGCAGGTATAAAGGGACAGTTACTTCGCTACTTGGATCTGACAACCTACCCACTCAATCAAGATATCGATCATCGTGATGGAGACGATGGTAGAGAGTTCAGACTTAGGATATTTGGCTTCTACTTGTGCCATGCGTGTCAAGATCACACCAGCCATCGTGTCTTTAAAGAAAAGATTGCACATGATGCGTGACACAACTTCTGTCAATGGTTCGCGACGAATGACATCACCAGGGAAATAGTCGTTGATGTACTTACCGATTTCAGCACGGTATTCAGCCGGTAAATGGCCTTTGATCAAGAACGGATTGAGACCATGATTCGTGTCTTCTTTAGCAGTATCTACCATAGCCAGGATAGATGCTTGGATACCGTCGGAAATACGGGCAGACATGCGGTTATCACGACTACGATTCAAAGAGGCTAGTGCGATCTTACCACGTTGAGATAATACCTCTGCTTGCTCCAATACTTCGGAGAGCATGCGGTAATGAGTGTTGTCTTTAGAATAAGCAATGCCTACCATGATGTCCATCTTGTCTTCATGGTAGAACTCATCGTATACAGGGCCATATACCGTAATGGTATTGCGATCAGCATTCTGTATCAGACGCTTAGTGGCAATAGCATTAGCGTAGGTAGACAAAGAAGCAGAAGCCACACGTGCTAATGCACAACGAGCAAATGCGCCCCATGTATTCAATGCTTCACTATTCAAGCCTGTTTTAATCGGCAGATTCTTGACGATGTTATCCACCATGATGAATGCAGCTGTCGCCAAGATGAAATTACGGAAGTTGATGATCAACCCACCAATGGTTTCATTAGGCGAAGCAATCAGTTGCCACGCATCGGTAATCAAATCACCACCAACCAAATCGGTATAGATAGCCGAGAGTTCCATCAAACCAGCATTGATCTCATCGCTGTCTGTTTTAACAACATCCAAGATGGCGTTACGATCCAGATTAGGATCTAACTGAGGTCTGAATGCAGGACCTTTCTGGATATTGGATGTGGTTTCACATTGGCGGATGTATTCACCATAAGCACCATGGATGAAATCAGGCGTATAAAGCTTGATGATCTTCACCAAATCATCAGTAGAGGCTTCTACGTTGATGGTGGATTTTACATGGTCTGCGATTTCACGTACTAATGGATTCACCACAGTACGCACGAATGCGACTTGCTGCATCAGTGGATTGATGCATTGCTGTTCGATCTCATCCATGGCAAGTGGTAGTGCCATCGGGCCGATATTAGCGACTTTGGTATAAGCCGTATCGGATACGGTACTGAGTACATTAGCAGACTCAGTCTGTAAGAGTACTTCTTCAGGTGGTGTGATGTTACGGATGATGTAACCTAACGGAGTATCATCATCTACTTTTAAGTGGCTACCAGGCAGTAAAGAGGACTTGGCGGCTTCTTGAGCTAGGGTGAGCAAATGTTGGCTAATCATGTTTTAAGTCTCCTTATTTGCCATGTGCACGGTCTACGATACGGCGACTGAGTTCACTCAGTGCCATCTCTTCTACGACGTTGGTGTCCAGATAGTCGCCATTACGCTCAGCGATCACACCGGCACCGTGTGTAATCAAGCGCAGTGAGAACTGTCCGACTAAGAATGCTGCGGCAGCCAGTATTACCGCATCTTGCTGGTCTTGTTCTAACATGTTAAATCCTTATAAGGTGTAAATGAGCTATAGCATGCTCTAATGCGTCTAGATCGCTTATAGAGCAGGTCACATTACTTCCATAGGGATAGGTACACCCTGATAGGGATATGCCCTACCAGAGTGTCCTATGGTTGTCTACTTCATCTTCTCGTCTATATACGCTTGTCCGATGCGTTTAGACATCTCCACTAAGAGTGTATTGTTCATCCCCATCAAGAATGGAGAGTTCACGATACGCTTATAGAGAGATGTGGTACTGAAGATCGCATCGACTTCTTCACCCATCGATAAGTCATCATTCGCTGTACGTGGTGGCTCAGTGAACACATGACCGATCGTATTCTTCAACTGATTACCCAATACGGTTTTATCACCTTCTACTAGACCTTGTTCAGTCGTAATCGTAAAGATGATTACTGCGTTATCCAGAACCAATGGATTACCATTGACACGATAGGTCTCATCGACTTCACCAGTATAGACAGACTTACCTAATGCCTTCTGTCTCTTGGCTAGGTTAACATTCGATAGACGTGCTATATTACGCAGACTATCGGACATGTCTTCCATGTCTCCGTTGTAATAGACTTCGATTTTATCGATTACGCCATTTACTGGAGATCGTGGAGATAAGGCACTTACGTTACGGAGTAAGTCAATGGTGTCCTCATCGAACATGCCTGTATTGGCAGTTAAGCTACTCTCGATGAAACACAATGGATCGTCTATCTTCACTACTGTACCTGGCTTAGCCAAACGGTGTATAGATTGATCAAATGCGACTACTACTTCTTTCTCTTTTACCGTACGCACTTTAGTCGACTGGGCATACTTAGCCGATACTGCACAAGAGTCCTCGTAGGTATAAGGATGCTCCATCAAGGCAGCTCGTACTAAGGTAAATCCTTTATAAGCCAATTTACCTGGCAGTGCGGTATCTTCAGTAAAGAACCCTTCGTTATAGGCTAATGCATCACCTGCCTTAAACTTAGTATTAGGCTTCAGTTTCGTAATCACGTCATGGGTAGTCGTAAAACCACCTGAGTGACCAAACTTACGTCCTAGTTCAATCGATCTCTCTGTACCGTCTTTATACTTCACGGTGATCATGTAGTCATCGACTGAAAGAACTGTGCCATCTTGTTCCGCTATAGTCGCAAAGGTATCACTACACCTTTTAGCTAGAGTATCATCGTATCCAGTACGGGTAGGCATCACGCTATAAGAAGAAGCAGCGATGGTGTGTCCCATCTGTACTTGAGCGAAGTTCTGACGCTTAGGATCATCCATGTCACTACAAGGCAACATGTTACCAGTCGTGGAGAGTACACTTCTAGCATCTAAGTCCTTATTCTTATCCATGGTATTACTGTTAGCCGGTAATCCACGTAATGACTTCAATAGAGGATTAGACGACATGTATACGGTTACACCGGCATCGGATGAGTCTACGGATGCTTCGGACAGCACACCAATACTGTTTTGGTTGTGCGCACGGGTATGCTTCACCATGGATTGTTTAGAGCGACCACCATTACCGACTGTAGTCGTGATCTCTACTTCTTTTAGATCCTGTATCGGATTGAGTGTCTCTTTGATCTGTTTGGTGGTGTCTTTGATTAAGGACATCCAAACAGCTTCAGGATGTAACTCTAATGGATAGTTCTCTTTTATCCCATGTCTGTTATGCTCACGGATGGGACGTACCAGTTGAGTGTATATCTCACCTGCCATACGCTCGTAACCACGGAATCGTGTCATCGAACCATCTGTCTCATCTGGATGATCTAATGTTACCAATAACTCAACCGAACGCATGAGTAAGCCTATCCAATCCGTCGGTTCACCCATCTCGATCAATATCTCTTCAGTAATCGGATCCACGAACATTTGGTTATAGAGCGAGAACTCTTTCGTATAACGACCAGGTATACCGATGGACTCTAATAGGTTAAAGTAGACTTCTTTCTCATTCAGTTGGAATACCGAATACTTATACGTATCTTCTATACGACTGAAGGACGACATGATTAAAGAAGTCATCCTGTCTCGTCTATCCAGTATTACACTATAGTCCTTAAAGCGTATCTGATACTCAGTAGGCGAGAGTTTAGGATGTCTGCCTGTCTCGATTGTACGATAGTGCTTAGGTTTCAGTGCAGCTAATAGCTTATCGAATCCCAAGTAGTACGATAGGATCAATCCTAGCGGTATCTTCTTAGACATGATGTCTACTGTTAGGGATTCCAACGGTATCTTCTTACTGTTAGCTTGAATGATGTCTTCAATAGACCCTAACTCTTTTAATTCATTGCCATCGATGTAGAAGAACTCATTGTCCTTCGATACACCGATCGGATGTTTCTTCTGGTACAATCCACAGAAGGTGAGCTGATACTTAATGGCGCTATTGACTACATCTTTACCGAAACGCTCTTCACTTTGCTTATGGTCGAAGTAGAGGTAAGCATTCGGTACCGTAATAGCCCTAAAGTGCTTACTGAGCAAAGAGTAGATGTAAGGTGCTTTTAGGTAGTTATCGAACACATTGGCTGAACGAGTTTCTAATACGGAATTGTCTTCCTTATCGAAGCCTTTCTGTCTAATAAGAGAGATTAACCATTTCTCGTAGTTATACGGACGAAGCTCATTGCGTCTCACGAAGGTCTTACCGAAGTAACTGGATAAGGACACCGTATCCGGATTGATCTTACGTATCGGCAAATCGAAACGCTGAGTCTTGTAGAAATACTCTTTATTACCGATCTTGAATATACCGCGTTTATCCACTTTAGGGATACGGACACGTATCGTGGAAGGTTGTCCTTCTATCGGTTTCACTTTAATCGAATAAGCCGTATATGCGCCAGCTATATTATCCACTTCTGTCTTCTTGATGTCTTGTACCACGACACCTGCTGCTTGTACAGCTACGATCATGGACGCGACATCTCGACCTAATACTTCTTCTACGTACTTAGGTGTAAAGACATTCAGTGTCGAGATCTCACGGTCTTTCTCGGTGATGGCGACTTCTTCTGGTTTGATGTCGATCATCTCTGCGACTGTTTGCCCTGACTTATGGTCTAGCTGTATGGATTTGTACTTAGAGAGTGCTTTCTTGATGCCATCGTACTTGGATTGCGACATGGCTGTGGATTGAGCTAACTCATCGAGTACCTTACGTGCTTTGACTTCAGGTGGTGTCTTTTCAGCCGTATGCTTAATCAAGACAGGGATCTCTTCTGGTTTGATGTTGGATAGACCTAACGCATCCTGAGTTTGCATGGTGGCATTAGTGACTTCCTCTATCTCGATGGCTTCAGCCTTATCTTCCGATACCACACGTGAATGTGTTAATTCACGCATCTCTGTTTTGTCTAATACCTCTAGACCATCGTCTTCTTCGTCGAAGATATCAGCAGCGAAATCTAAGTCACTTAGATCGTCTTTAATGTTGAGTAGCTCTTCTATACTGCCAGTATTGCTGTCTTCTACTTCACTCTCATCTTCTTCAGTTTCATCCACATCTTGATGCTTAGGACGAACAGTTGAATCTTGGTGATGAGTGATAGTGTCTTCTTCATCGTCTGTACCTTTATCTTCTTCATTTTGTCGTTTGGTTAATATCTCTTCTTCAGTATCTTCAATCAAGTCAGTGTCTCTGTTTGCTTTAAACAAACGTACCAACATGACGAGGAAATACTTAGAAGTCAGTTTAATATCCAGTTTACCTTTTGGATTCTCTTTACTCATTACCCAGCTACTGATATCCCCTAGGTTAAATACCGTAAAGAGGTTATTGTAAGTAAAGACAATATTGATTTGTTTTAGTAAGGCATCAGGTAGCTTAGCGAATACAGATTGCTCTTTTCTTATACCGATCCATTTCCACAACTCGAATATCAGGAGTTTCTCTAGCGTATTGAAGTTAGCGAAGAACTTGGTATTAATCGTAGAAGCGGCTCTTTTCAAATCGCCCATGGATGGGATCTTATTCGGTACAGTAAAGAGTAAGAATTGCTGATACGTTGCACCATGGGCATTATACACATCCACCATCCCACGGATGATGTTGTTTAAGATGTTCATCTCCTTGTAATAAGGAATACGGGTTTCATTACCGATGTACTTGTGTCTCTTATCAGCTAGTGCATGGTTAACGATTAAAGGAACCAGTGGATTAGGATCCACTTTCTTTAAATCATCCACCTTGATGAAATGATTACCGTCTTTACGGATAGCATCTCGTAATACTTTCTCACTGTTAAACGCATGACGAGTCATGGTGCCTAAGCGAGTAGAAGTATCGGTATAGGTAATCATCGGCATCCTAAGCCTATAGCCTGCCAATAATGGTGTCTTGTGCGAAGGGATGGGTTCGTTCTCATCGTAGAAGTGATAACACGATGATTTGGGGAGTTTGAATTGGGATAATCTAAAGATACGGGGATTGGTGAGCTTATTGGCTGATCGATTACCGAACTTTAGGTAGAATTGATTGTACTGTAGTAACATGATGTTTGCCTTTTTGGTTTCTATATCGTGTCAAACTATCGTGATGCCTAAGAGATAGACTAATGGCAATAAGAACATAGGCCTTACACCTACCTACACCCATTAGAGGTATAGGTAGGCTTAGGGGCTGTGTGTTTACTAAGAGTGTGCTGCTTTGGTTAAGTTAACAGGAGAGCGTACATTCTCTTTGTGCTCTTTGATCGTGCCTTTATACGATACTTTAGATTCCGGTGTAGCAGCTTCTTTATTACTGTTACTACGGATGTAATCCAATATATCAGTCAAGACACGAGTCTGTTTCTTATTCTCTTCCAATATCGCCTCACTCGTCTGGATCAGCTTCGCTTGTTGAGCTTGTGCTGACTCTACATTCTGCTTCATCTTCGCATCGGATTGTGCAATATTGCGTGCCTGGTTAGAGACACCATTTAGTGCATCGATGCGCATCATCTCATTGGTTAACTCACGTCTTTGGCTATAAGCATCACGTGCTTGCTTAGTAGACGCTAGAGAAGCTGTTACTGCACTGGTCTCTTGCCTATTCATGCCCAATAGATTACGTATAGAATGCTGGAGTTGATCGACGGCATTATTCGTGCTGTTAGCTTGATTAGTCAGCTTATTAACATAAGCCTTCTCATTAGCCATCTCTTGCGGGAATGCCTGGTCAACAGACACTGTCTTCGTCAACTCTTTTATCGCTTTACTATTGTCCTTAGGCAATGATGCTTTTACAGACTCATCCATGGTGGTAGGCTTAGCGGTTTGGTTCATCTGCTGTACGGTTGGTTGTGCATTCTTACGCACGTTACTTACAGACTGACCATAGCTTCCACCTATTACATCCGCCATCTTAGACTCAGGCGCAGTATTGACTGTAGAAGTACTACCACCTGTATCACGATAGTGCCAGTATCTCGAATACTTAGACGTACCGTAAGGCGATAGATTACGCCTATGCTTAAAGTCAGATACCCAAGTCGTACCATCGTAGATTTGGATGTGACCATGTTTGTGTCCTGGTATCGGACCCCAAACGATCACGTCACCTTTAGCCTCTGGTGTACCATTAGGCAGTTGTTTATAACCCATCTTCTCCATCGTACCTAAAGTCGCGTACTGATAAGCAGATCCATTAGGAGTAAACTTATAACCTGCTGCCTGTAGGGCCATACGGACGAACTTAGCACATTGGCCTGTAGACTTACCTCTAGCAGTACGAGAAGCGATATCAGCTGCTTTCTGCGAACGAGTAGAGGTATTAGCATACGGTACTTTAGACGTACCTGTAGGGCCTGTACCTAATGGGTTACTTCCTAACATACCGAAGTTACCTGATGCGAACTGGCCATCAGTCTTAGACGGCATGGCATTACCACCACCTAAGGAAGCGTAGGATTGAGAAGCTTTCAGTCTACCGGATGCTGCATCGATAGAGGCAAGTGCTTTCTCTTTCTGTGCTTGTGGTATATTAGAAGACTGAATAGCATTACGTTGTGCTTCTAGAGCAGCTAACTGGTTATTAACATTAGCTGTTACACCTGGGCCACCATTACCTGCTTTGATCTCTGGGTTCTTATCGATTTCACTGTTAAGCTTATTCAAGAACATGGTGCGGTTCTTGATACCGCCAGGACGATACTTAGGATCGTCGATACGCCATTTAATAAAATGCTTACCGACTAGATCCATACCGCGTTCTACGTCGATATTCGGATTGGATAAGAACTCCTGCATGGCTTGTTTATTCGCTTGCGATGCGCCGTAGTTACCTGACTTCATTTCATCCATCAGGAACTCTGCTTGAGCAGATAAGGCTTCAGGTGAGCGAACCAACTTACCGTTTTGGATTAAACCTTTCTGTTGCAGGTATTGTGCTAACTTCTTACCACGAGCACCTTGCCATGATATCATGCCGACATTGACTGCATTGTTCTTCGGATCCGGATGGAATCCAAATATCGTATCGGCTCTCCATGAGTTCTCACGACCGACTTCTGCTGTTAGGGCACGCGCTTGGTTGTCACTGAACCCTGCTTTCCTAAAGGCACTGTATACAGCCAAACCCATCTGGGCTTGCGTACCGGTGACACTACCGAAGAAGTTACTGAATGTATCTTTGGTATTGTTCCAGGTATCTTTAATCGAGTCAGGCATGTACTGGGCTGCTTTGTCAGCTAGATTAGCTGCTAGTCCACCAGGGCCGTATTTAACGAGATCCCAGGCTTTGGATGCACCTGCTTTCACCTTACCCCACAGAGAGACTGTTTCACGGCCTGCTGCGGCTGTTTGAGCGGCATCTTGAGCACGTGTCTTAGCATCGCTGTAGCCTTTAGACTCTACTTCTTTTCTTAATGCTTCTACATCGACTAATGTCGTACCACGATCAGTATTCAAATGATCACCGAATGGAGAGACGGCAAATGACCAAATAGAACCATTGCCTTCTTCACTTTGGTATTCGGTATTGAGTACCTCGTTTAAGATGTTCATCTGGACAGCAGGTTTCAGTCTAGTAATATCTGCTTTGAGTTGTCCAGTCTCTCTGTATAAGGCGACTACTTTATTCAAGAGGACAGGTAAGAACCTTAGTCTTAAATATCGTATCAATGCTTGCATCGCTCCTTGATCTTCCGGATCGATACCGAACAATGGTGCACTGTATCCTGCAAGTTCACTCAACTTACCATTGAATGTCGCATAGCCATCACGCATGCCTACTGACTTCATGGCCTCTGTCTCTACTTTGTTTAAAATAGAAACACGTTCTGTATTATCCAATCCATTCAAACCCAATGCTTTATAGTACGCACTGTTAAATGCCTGGTATTGATTAGAGGCAGGTTGATCTGCTTGAGTCGATGTAACATTACTGTCGGTAAACTTACCTAGGTAAGATTTAGCCAACATGAAGGCACCCGTAATCGGGTTAGCCATGAGGACTGCTTTACCGACTTTCTGCCACCATGATTCCTTCTCTTCAGTAGGCTTAGCAGCTTCTGGTGTTTGCTGAACAGCATTAGCCATCTGGGATGGATTAACTGCTGGTGGTACACCGACACCTTTATCCTGTAATGGTTTAATCATCTCTTGGATGAACGCTAATGCATTATCACCATTGGATTCAGGTTGTGGTAAATCAGGAAATGGCATGTAAGGTGAAGTGTATTGTCCTGGAGCTGGTTTAATGGCTACGAGGTATTTTAACAGCTCTTCACCTTCTAAATCGTAGATGTCATCTACAGTGTACTTAGGATTGATGGATCGCAATACCTTAAACACTTTCGAGAATGTCGGCATGAATCGATCTCTATACCACTGGATCAATCGTCCGAACCCTTCTGTATCGCCTTCTTCTAAGTCGAAGATATCAGCAATGTCTTTACTCTTCTCATTGAGCTTAGTCTCGTTGATGATGGGTGTAGATCCATTCATCTCGGTACATTCTGTTACCAAACGTTCAAACTCGACGATGTCTTTCATCTTCGATTCGTCATTGGCTAGACCGTAGATCATCATGCGTGCTTTAACATTGTCGTTGATCTTAATACGCGTTACCCATCTGTAGATACCATAGCCTGCTGCGGCCACACCTAATGCTACCCAGCCTACTACCGGTATGGCCGCTAATGCTGAACCTATAGCAGATACAGTTGCACCTGCACCGAATGTCATGGCAGCACCACCTAATGCGAATCCTGTATCGATAGCAGCATCGCCCCAATTACCTTGGGATGCATTGTAGATTGCACTACCACCGGATACAGCGATGCCTAATGGGCCTAAGAACTTACCGACTTTCGTGGCTTTAGATAGGAATCCTGCTCCCTTAGCCATCGTGCCTGCTGCGGCAGCCGTACTACCAGCAGCACCTGCTCCTTGGAACATACGACCGACTAACGGTATCTTAGAACCTACTTTCGCTAATCCTGGGAACCTAGACATGATGGCACCACCGACTAAGGTAGAGATACCACCGACGATACCAGATACGATACCACCATCTTTATCGTCACTGTCCGCATCCTTATTCGCATCTTTAAGCGACTTACGTCCCTTACCACCAGCGACAGCCCAACCGATCATCCTGGCTAATAAACTATCCCGTTTATATTGCTTTTCTTCTTCAGCTTTCTGTTTCTTCTTCTCCTCTTCTTTCTGTTTTACATCCCGTATACCGTTATCACGATCTCCGTCTCCGTCTTTATCACCGAAAACGCTCCGTTTCGTATCGGATAGGTGTTTTAATACAGAAGAGAAAAAAGTTCGTCTCTCTTTATTGCCTTCTTCTATTACAGCAGTCTGAAGTTCCTGTTGTTCTTCAGGAGACTTGACTTTACCATTCATTCGGTCGTATACGGATAAGTATCCACGTGCACCAATGGCTAGGATACCTGTGCCGGATTTGAAACCAAACTTCAATCCTCTAAAGAGTCCTTTACCAGCTATCTTAGCAGTAGAAGAAGCGACTTTAACAGTACGTGATGTGCCTTTCAATCCCATCTTAGTTAAGGATGAACGTATAGTAGACGCAGTGGAGAACTTACTAAAGTGTTTACCATCTTTTAGGGTAAGTTTAGGTAAGTCAGTTGCTCGAATGATAACTTGCTGTGTTTTAGCATCTATTACTTCACCGGTGATGTCTTCTACCTTAGTAATAAGACGTTTGGTGTTGACATCGTAGTACTTGGAAGCGGATATATCCCTACCCAGTAGGATGGGTTCTTCCTGACCTTCTAAGTAAAGGTCTGGCTGTACTGAAGCAGCGATCTTACGACCCAGTGCCTTATGGGCATTCGTGGCTTTGATTAAGCGATAAGCACCGTAAGCTGCTACGAATGGTGTACCGTATACCATAGCACCGGTAAATAAAGCACCACGTTTGATCCACTTACGTGTATTAGACGAAATAACCGGTATACTGGTTACTGGTATAGCAGATTTACCTTTACGTACCATGCATTGTAAGAATGCAGAGTAGGATATCACCATGTTGCCATTAGAGTCGTATACCGAATCGTCTATGTCATGCCATGTCTTGTAGATATCGCCTTTACTGTTGCGATACTCACCTCTGTGTAATGCTTCTTTATAGAGGATAGGTTCAGCTTGACCGATTTGATAGATATCTCCTAGCTCACCAGTCAGACGTTCTCTCAGTGACTTCGGTATACGTGCTTCAGCGGCTTTCTTCCATTTCTTAACGGTATCGGAGTTGTAAGCATCTTTAGCCGCATTGAAAGCTTTATTGCCTACTTTCTGCTTCAGGTAGTTAACACCATTGGCCATGTTGACTTTACTAAAGTCGATTGTTCCATCTTCTTTCTTAAAGTCTTCGATCTTCGTGGCTTTATCCTGATCAACCTTCATGTTGTTAAGACCATTGATCTCGATCATGGAAGCGATATTGTTCCAGCTATCCGATCGTTTAATCCTGTCTTTCAGTTGGCGAAGATAAGTAGAAGGATTATCAATGCTTTTTGTTGAGTTACGTAAAGATGTCATCCACTGACGGGTTAAGAGCTTATAGCGTGCTTTAGCGGATGGCTTATCAGCTTCTTCAGTGGCTTTTACCACATGCAATAATCGAATAGACTCTAAGTTACTGTTAACTGAAGCTAATAAAGCATCGGTAATCGACATCTCTTCTTTACGATTGCTTTGGTAATCTGCTTTAAACTGATTAACCTTATCGGATGTAGACTGATAGACACTATTAACTTTATTGGAAGCATCTTGATAGAGCTTACTGCCTTTCAGTTTGTCTTTTTGTTTCTTCGCTTCTTCCTTGGCTTTATCGAACCAGGCCATGAATGCCTCTTTACCACCTAATGCTTCTACTTCTTCTTTCGTAACCACGTATTCACCGGCATCCACGGCACCTTTGATTTCATGCTTATCGCCATCTCCAGTATAACCACCTGAAGCAAAACGCTTGATCTTGCCTTTATTAGCCAGTGACTGAACGATGGACTGATGAATGTCTCTCTGTGTTGGTCTGTAGGAGAGTTGGCTGTCTTGATACTTAGCCATCTCTTGTACAGCTTTCATGTAGCCAGTTGACGTAGCTTCACCGTTCTTCAGGATGCCTGCTGTTTCCAACATCGGGCCGTAGCCTGCATTGATCATGCCTTCTACTTGTGCCTTATCGATGGTGAGGTGTTTGGCACTGCGTGCACTGTCAGCCACGTTGATGATGCGGTTCTCTAAGTCATCTTGATCTTTAGAGTCTGCTTCTTTAAACTTATTGGCTAGAAGTTGTGCTTTCTCTTTACCTAAGTAAGCAAAGTTCTTGGCATTAGTAAGATACTCAGTATCGATCACTTCACCATTGATGGCAGCTATGGCTAATTGTCTACCTACGGTATCGAAATCGTTCTTACTGAATCCCTCGAGGTACTTAGCACGACCACGATAGTCACGTTCACTAAGCCCAAGTTCACTAGCGACTGTATCACCGACACGGCTAAAGCTATCCAGTGTATCCTTAGAGACAACATTCTTCAGGATGCTGGTTTTCATCTCTTTGTCATTGACGAACTTACCCGTCTTATGGTCGAAGATAACAGTACCTTGATCTTGTCCGGTACGGATGATCTTCAATTCTCTTAAGATTAAAGATAGGTACCCAGGGATGACGACACCCATGGATTTCTGGGCTAGATTCTGTAGACCATTAGGGCCACTGAAATCGTTATACGTACTGGGATCGAATTTGATGGATTTGGCTGATCCTGTCGCCCCTCTCACTAAATCGGTTAAGATATCAAAACCAGCACCTAATAGAGGACTGTCGAATCGATTCATGAAGCCTTGTACTCTTTGGCCTTGTAGGCCAGCTAAGATCATTTCACCAGGTGAACTATTGAACTTACGTAGCCAGTTAACAGGTTTTAATGTCTTCTGGTAGTATTTGTTCTTAGAGAGCTTGGACTTGGCTTTAGATGCTAACCAAGGTAATCCTGTAGCAGCACCCATGTTGGCCATGCGTTCTACATCGGATTCATCTCCGTACATCATGCCAGAGTCATCGTCCAGTCTTTGATCTTCAAACTCCAACATCTGGTTAACACCATCGGATGCCATACCCATGATGTCCATGGCTTGGGATACTTGATACTTAATGGTATCGCCTATGTTCTTAGAGAGATTGCCGAAGAAATCAGAACCACGAGACATGAATCCATCGAATACTTTGTTCGTGGCTCTTTGTTTCATGATCTGCTTGATCGTCTCTTTATTCTGCATTTTCACGTAGTCAGGCAGACCTGTATTGAGTTTTACGTCATTTAAGGCTTTTAATACCTGATTGTTGTGTTGTTTCAACTCAGCTGAGATATCGGTTAAAGTATAGAGCTGACGTATACCGATCTCTATGCTTTTACGATAGTAGTTAAAAGCATTACGCTCTTGAAACATCCTCATGCGAGTTAAGTTATTGTTCATCGCCCCCATGGCTTGCATGTTGGTTTTGAACTTCACCACACTCATGGCTTCACGAGCTGCTTCTTTCTTATCGTTATCTTCGCTTCTCTTATTGTCTATCTTAGCCTGTAGTGAAAAGAGTTCACCTAGCGTCTTAGTGATCTCTTCATTACGCTGCTCTTCTTTAGATTGTCTCTGGTATTCGTATTCTGATTCTCTATCGCCTGCTACTTTGTTTAGCATAGCGGCTAATTTAGAATACTCTTTCTTATCGGCGATATCCGCCATACGGGCTATAGTGCCCTGTAGTGTTTTCTTAATTTCACCTAAGGATGAAGTGGAATCACTGATGCCCATTTGGACATCGTTAATCCCGCCGGATACGTTGTCGTAGAACTGACCGTATTCGGAGGGTAAGACTCCCTTCAGGATGGCTTCCATGCCTGATTTGGATAGTGTGGCTTTCTTCAAGCCTTGACCCACATCCAAAGTGGCATTCATGATGGGTGATCTGGATTCACGGGCTTTCTTATTCTCCGCTGATACACCATCGTCAAAGTCAAAACTGAAGTCTTCATCGAAGTCCAAGTCTAAGTCGAAATCGTCGTCTAGTGCGACGGCTTTCTCCATCTTGCTTTTCTTACCGAACATCTCTGACTACCTCTTATTTAAAAATACAGATGTAAATATAACCGCTATTTATACCCAGCATACACGCCTATACTCACTTACCGGTTGAATCCGAGTAAGTGAGCATGTGTTTAAGGGAATAGATAAGCATACTGGGTAAAATTTCATATCTTTCACTAGGAGTATCGACTACCATGGATGAAAAGACACTCTCCCGTATCAAGGGGATGAAACCGTTTAATTTGTCGTTACTGAATCTTAACGACAATAATTTATACAAACTACTGGGCCAAATCACAAGCACCAGTATGTTCGATGGTGCCAACCATCACTTACATCCGGATGGCCTATGGTCACCTCGTATCTTCGGTGAAGCAGGTTCACCTGATCGTTTAAAAAGACAAGCATGGATAGACTTAAAGTTGCCTATACTACACCCTTTAATCTATCGTGAACTGACTTCAGCTTCTAGTCTAATAGCTGGTATCATGGCAGGTAAAGAATACGCTAAGTTTAATCCTGAAACTCATTTCTTCGAAAGAAGTAATGCAATCGATGGTAAGACTGGCTATGCGTTTTTCATGTCTTGTTTACCTAAGATGGTGTTGCCTGACACGGGTACGATCAAGAGACGTTCTACTATTAAGCTATTAGAAAAGAACAAAGACAACTTAACGATCGATAAGTTCATCGTCTTACAGGCTGGTTATCGGGACATTGAATTTAAAGATGGTCAAGTGAATCACGATGAGATCAACCAGATCTATCGTGAGCTATTGTCTTTATCGAACAGTATTACACCTTCGCATTTGAACAACATTGAGTTACTGGACAATGTACGCTATAACATGCAGTTAGTGGCGTATAAGCTATTCATGTACCTGGGTGAGATGGTAGGCCATGGTAAGAAGAAACTGATCCAAGGTAAGTGGGCATCTCGTAATGTGTTTAATGGCACTGCGAATGTGATTACCGCTACTAAACCCAGTGGTCGGTTTGCTGGTGATCCTAGGGATATACAGCACGATACCATCATGGTGGGATTGTTCCAGCAGATGGTGGGTAATGGTGCATTTACTACTAAGGCACTGATGGATAGTTTCTTAAAGGATATCTTCGTCGATCCGACAGTAGCGGTTAAGTTGGTGAATAAGAAATCTCTTAAGGGTGAGGAAGTATACGTAGCCAGTGAGTGGTTTGATTTGTTCCAGTCTAAGGAAGGCTTGGAGAAACTGGTACAGCGATTTAGATCGCCTGATATACGCCATCAGTATCTGGAAGTGGATGGTCGTTATTTGGCTTTGGTGTATAAGGGGCAGATAGATGGTAAGGATGTGGTTAAGGTATTCAGTGGGATAGAAGAACTACCGAGTGACTTAAGTAAAGACGATGTGCATCCGATTACCTTTATCGAAGCATTGTACATTGCAGTTGCTGATGCGATCGACAATATCCCTGGATACAGTACCCGTTATCCGATTACCGGTATTGAGTCTAATACAGTTGGACACACTAAGGTCTTTACGACCACACGTGCTGAAGTGCGTTATCGACTGAATGATGATTGGGTGATAGACGAAACACTGAAGCCATTACCTCAGTATCCAATATACGGATTGTCGACCATCAACAGTATGGCTGCTCCTGTCATGCGTCTGCCTGGTATGGGTGGTGACCATGATGGTGACAGAACTTCTCTTATTACCTCGATGACTGTAGAGTCTAGACGTGAATTAGAAGAGTACATGTTAGATAAGCGTGCTTATGTGGGTCCGGATGGTAAACTTAGGGACAGTGTCAGTTACGATACGATCGAGTTCGTGTGTAAGAACTTTGTCGTGTTTGAAGGAGAATAAGGATGTCTTATCAGACCTTGAATCGTCCTTCTTACCTGAATGACAAATCATGGGTGAGAGGGATCTTTAAGATAGGCAGTGAACAGTTGGATGGATTGCCTGAACACTTGCGTTTGTGGTCTAGTAGTGAGATGAAGTTTCAAGATACTGCATTAGGTGGATCTCTAGTAGTGAATCCTTTATTTCAACCAAATATCTTTACCGATCCGATAGCACCGAATCATTGGTTGTTGAATACCAGTACAGATGCATTGTCTCCTTATTTCTCGGAGACATTCGATGATAACTACCGTGTGGTATCTTTCCGTGTGGGTACACTGGCCTTTACGTCATTGAGTGGTTTTCTATTAAACATGTATTCGCCTGCTGCGGCAGCATTAGCCAATAAAGGTCGTGTACACTCGATGATGTTCAGTATCGGTAGAGCCATTGGTTCTGGTATGGGTATCGTAACGTGGTTATTAGGCTTATCATCGTTCTTAGGTAAAGGCATTAACTTCTTCTTGCGTAAGCCTACGTCTCGCTATGCGTATGTTAAACCGAATATGCCGATGTATTGGGCTGCTGTACAGACCATGGTGAACCACTTCATGGTTGACTTAGGTTTAGTATTTAGAAGCACTAATATCTACAATGGTGTGGATGGTGATGCTTATCAGGTAGATGAGGCACAGAAACAAGCCATGTTGAACTATTGGCCTGATGTACACTCCATGGGTAATCGTTCTAATGCATTCACACTCAGTGATCCGTTTAGTGATGGTAGTGTACAAGGACAGTTGGATGTGTTTATTATCGCCAATAGGGCACAGAGGCACGCTCATGCCCGTTACCAAGCATTACAAGAGATCAATAAAGCAGGTGGTGGACACATCAACGTGCGTAATCTCTTGGTGAATGCCTATAAGAACAAACACAATGCTACTGGATTGACATTAGCTGAATACATCCGTAAGTGGAAAGAAGATGGTCAGTCCATGTATGGCTTATCCGCTATTAGCAGTAACCAGACATTCAGTACGGATGCCAATGGTCAAGACATTGCTGATGCACCTACGCCTGAACAGATATCGAATGCCGGTACAGGCAATAGTGGTGCACCTGGTAGTAACAGTGGTGCAGTCGCTAATGCTGGATTGGCTAGTTTCTTCGAACAAGAGATCCGCACAGGTGGTGGATTCGTGAGTTTCAGGGTAGATGATACGGGTCCTGTTACAGAGACCTTCACCAATAGCTTTAAAGCTTCTGCTATCGCTGAGAAACTAAATAGCATGTCTGCTACGTCACGTGATACGTATTATAACCTAGCTGGTGGTAACATAGGCGAAGGCATGGTATCTGACTTAGTGGAGAATGTGGCTGAAGGTGCTGCTAACTTATTAAAAGGTGTGGTGAGTGGCATTGGACTGGAAGGCTTATTGATCGCTGGTGGTGGTGGTACCGTAAGTATGCCTAAGTATTGGGAATCCAGTGAGGTACAATTACCGAAAGCAGGTTACAGTTTTACGATTAGATCGCCTTATGCTCATCCTCGTGCCCGTATGGTATACATGTTCTTCCAGATGGCTTGTATTGCTGCATTAGCGATGCCTATATCGACTGGTAAACACTCGTATACGAATCCATTCTATTTCGAGTTCTACGACAAAGGTAGGATGCAGTCTAGGTTAGCAGCTATAGAGAGTTTAACCTTTACTCGTGGTGATGGCAACATGGGCTTTACACCAGAAGGACAAGTGACTTCTATTAATGTTAACTTTACGATACAGGCCATGGAAGAAACACTCAGTATGCCAATATCGGAACAGTTCAATACGAACGAGACATTCTTCTCGATGATGAAAGCAGGTATCATGCAAGCTGCTGCTGATGTTTCGCCTACTGTAGCCAGTGTACTGACACTGGACAGTAAGTTAAAAGGCTTATTCGATGATGACACACCATTCATGGACTATATGGCTGTATTGGCTGGTTTAGGTACTGCTGAGCAATACTACCACATGTCTAGATTGAAACGTCGTTTAAGTACGAATAAACTACATTTGGCTAGTTCTTACAGTACGGCTAAGCAAGCTGCATTTTTAGCTAACAGTATACCTGGTCAGCTATACGCGATGATCAACATGCCTGATGCTGCATTTAGAGATGCATGGGTTGAAAGCTAATGCAATAATGAGAACATACACCTTACACCACCTATACCCCGTAATGGAGTATAGGTGGCTAAGAGCGTATGATGTTATCGTGTTGAGTTTTCTGCTCTGAATGCAATAACAGATACGAGTGTCTCTGTCTTCTCTTCTTTATTGAAGATGAATCCAGGGAAATACTTATTCATCTCTTCTTCTGCATTACCGATATTGGTAAAGACACGGTTGAATAATACCAACATGTCATTCTTCTTATCGGTATAATCTAGTCTCTTCTCACCGTTCTCTTTTAAATAGAAAGAAGAAGCACAAACAGATCTGATTACTTCTTTCAAGTCTTTAGATGCGCGAATGAACAACTGTAGGTTAAATGCTTTACGTGATGTACCTCTATCTACCCAGAGGTATTCGCCATTCCTAAAGAGACGTAAGGTATCCATTAGTCCATTGAACATCTCTTCGTCTTTCTTCCCCTTATTAAATACAGAGTCTTTCCTAAAGTTACGGATCGCATTCTCAACGATAGCAGGTCCCATGGCTTCTAGTTGGTTCTTAGGTATAGAACCTATCGCCATTTTAGCCGTATCGTAATCACCATTGTTGATCAGGAATGGCGTAATATCCGATGCGATCTGTCCAGCTATATTGTAGTGGCCTTTTTCACTCTTGGTTAAATCATTCCACGCATCTTTTAATGCTATACCAGCATCACTGAATTCTTTTATAATCGCACCAGTAGCTGCCTTGATCGACTGGATGTCTTTAATCACGGCTAAGTCTTGTCCAGTGATGGATTTAGCCAAATCATTTAATCCATCTAGGATGTCTAATTTACCATTCTTAATATTCGATACTGAGTTCTTGACATTAACCGCTATCTGGGCAGCTCCAGCTAACTTATCGAATGTAGATGGATCGATACCAGCTTTAGATAAAGCTGCTTTCGCACCAGGCGCAATCTTACCGACTGCATCCATGATGTTACCAGACTGGAATGCGTCTTTAATACCCTTAGCATCTTTCAAGAAATCAGTAATCTTACCGATACCAGATAGTCCACCTTTAATACCGTTCATGATGGTGTCTAAGTTCATGGTGTTGGTGAACTTATAGAGGCTATTAACAGTCTCACCTAGGTTACCTTGGTATACGTCTACTGTGGCTAACTTATTGTCTACTGCACTATTGAAGACTGTCTTATTGGCGTCTTTCTTGATATTGGAATTGGATAGGGATGTATTGGATTTGGAAGCTCGTCCTTTGTATCCTTTACTGCCTTTAGGCGGATTAGGCACTCTCTTTTTGGTGGTTTTATTCGCACGTGTGGCCATGATGTCTCACTTACTAACTAAAATTAATACGAGTGGTTAGCGATAGCCAACCATGAGTAAAAAAATAATAGGTCACAGAGTCTACCAGACAGGTACCACCCATGAGGGCAGTACCTGTCTTAGTAAACGAAGGTGATATTAAAACTTAGTCTCAGTGGGTTTCTCTTGGAAGTGCTTACGCAGATCCATCAGGACACGAGTATATTGCATGTCCTTGACCTTGATTTCCCCATCTGAAATATAGTAAGATACCAGAGGCAACTTAGAGTTAATCAACATTTCCAGCAACTCAGGTCTAGACAATAACGAATAGAGTGTAATACGCTTATACTCACGATCGGGTATTTGCTTATTAACATATCGGTTATTGCCCTTATTGATCTCTTCTTTCACGTAAGAGAACAATGGATTGCTGGTTAAGGTACGCAGCTTATCGTCTTTCACTTCCAGTTTCATGTACTGGATAGCAGATGAAATCGAAGTGAAACTACCTAAGTCAGGCAGATAGAACGTACGTGCATTGTCGATGGCTAATTGACGGCCTAAGTTACTGTTGCTATGCCTGTCCAGACGAACATGGTCTATACCATCGTTTTCAGGCAAATAAGGGAAAAGATGTTTAGTCTTCATCTGTCTCTCCTTTCTTACTGCCAGCGATGAGCTGACCTGAGTGTTTAGGATAGAACGGATCTTCGTTTAAACCAAGTGTCTCGATGAACTCTTGGTTACGTATCGGAGCCACATAGTCCTTGATGCCGATACCGCCAACATGTTTGGTATACGACTTGATCGTTCCGCTTTTACGTTGGATGGTAACCGTGATTTCTGCCCAGTTCAAATCCAACATGTTGAGGAAAGTACCAAACGTTTTGATCGTAATAGAAGGTCTGGCGAACTCTGTTAAGAGGCGAGTCCTTTCTGTCTTTAAGTCTGCCTCTGAAAGTGTATTGCCATTGTACTCTTGGATGACACGACCCAAGAGTTCTTCTACGTATCCGTACGACATGGATTCGTCTGGCATCTGGATACAGTTCTCACGATCACGCCCATCGTATTTGTCGATGGTGATCTTCCTTAAGAGTAATGCCAACAAACCTGGCCATGTAGGCGGGATGTCTTGGAACGAACCTTCTCCATCTGTTACACGACGAAAACCTTTATTACCCATGTTCTTTTCAAATCCCATGGTGATATTCCTTTCTAGCTGTACATTAAGCACGGTGCGCTTAGCGTACTGTGGTTAAAATAGTCACTGACTGATTGACTGCATCAGCCTGAGTGTTCACCCTTATACTACCTACCTATACCCTGATGTAGAGTATAGGTAGGGATAAGCGATAGATTAAGATTTACATTAAGCATACTTCGATAAGAACAACAAGATTTCATCCAAAAGAATCTTAGATGGAATCTCAGTGATCGGCACGACTTCTGTATTAGAGGGTGTAGTGACCCGTATATAGGCAACTTCATTGTTCATCTTAGCCAGTACTACAGCTATCAGCAACAACACGTTAATATAAACAGATTCATGTAGAGGCGGCCTAACCATCCTACCAGTGAAGAGCTTGTTGTAGATATAGGCTGATGTCTCACGAGCAGCACCCTCTACTGTCATGGTGCCTACTTGTTTAACACCATCTTTCGTCGACGTGATGGCGATCTCCTCGCTATTGGGTTTTTCACCTGGCTGGTATGCAATAGTATAACCAAAGTCTTTGGCACGTTCTGACAGGTAGAAATAGAACTGTTCAGCAGTACGTTTAAGGAACTGTTCCTTTTTGTATTCTGTACCGAACACTATCGGTAAATAAATGGCTTCAGTAGCCACGTTTCGGATGGTTTCGATGACATCGTCGATGATCTCATCTTCGTTACGTAAATTACAATTCATGATTGATTTCCTTTTCTAATAAACTGGTTAAATAATAGTTAGCAAGTATATTACGATTACTTCTTGCTTAAGACATACGCTGCTAAGTAATTCTCGATAGTGCCTCTTACTTTAGCAAAGTATTCTTTCTCTACTTCAGCTAATGGTTTCGTACCTGTTTCATTACGTGTTTGAATATCACGGATGATGCAGATGGCATATACCATAGCACCCAGTGCGTATTGGTTAGACAACACGTCCTCCTGGATCTGGTAATGAGATAAGAACTCATCAGCCATTTGCAATAGGAAGGTACTGCCAGTACGGCCACTGAAGTGACGTGCCGGTATACCACTACTGGAATACTGCATGTAGAATGTCACTTTGTTGTGCGGTATTCGGATGGTTTTGATGATGTTGATCAACCCAAACTTAATGGATTCAAATGGCACACGTTTGTTAGGATTAACGAACTTGACTTTCTTGATTTCTTTCAAGTAGTCAAATGGATCATCAGCTGCTAAATCAGGCAGGTGTAAACCTTCCTTAATAGCTTTCTCACGATCTTCTACACGAGCATCCAATAACGTGTAGATGGATTCAGTATCGAATATAGACATTTTACGCTCCTTTTCTAATATGGCTAAATTTTAATCGGACTATCTGGCTTAACTTCTTCTACGATGGCACTGGCAAAGTCCACTGTATTGGCTACTACCACAAAGAGTGGTGAATAGACATTGAAGAAGAAATGCCTTTTGTTAACATCAGGTAGAGACATCAGCCTGTTGGTTAAATTCAACGCTGCATCGAGGAACATCACGACTTCTAGTATATTGTCATTCGTGTATTCACGCCAATTACTGTACAACTTCATCACCTTGGTAGAGATAACATTGTTCTGGGTATTGTCATCCATCGGCAGTTGTGCAATACGATTAAAGAATGTGGTCAGTGTAGGGATACGTGTCCAATCATTCTCTTCCACATGCCGATTACGGTAGTTGTGTATGCCCAGTGTTTGACGATTAACATCCGTCGTAATAGACATCGGCATCTCGATGGATTGTTCATCCAGTATCGCCAGCTGATGACGATAATAACCTAAGATGGTCGTGAGTCCTTGTAAGAAATCATCGATGTTCTCTACCTTAATGTTCTGGGTAAAGATGAACTGGAAGAGATCGTCATGCATGGACTGGATGTCCACTTTATCAACAGGATCATCTTCCGTATGGGTTTTAAACCATTTCTTAATGAATTGAAACATTTGTTTTACTCCTTGAGTGAAAGAGACATAAGTGACTTAACTACTTTAATAGTATATACTTAAATATTTGTCAATACGGCTTAGGTTTACAACCATAGCGGCATGTCTGTTTTTGACCAGACATGTCTAACATACCGGATGGATTATCATGCAACTGACAACCATTGAAAAAGAAGAGCCTGATTTCATCGTAGAAGATCATGCTACACCATTGAATACTGTAATCGATTGCCATACGGCTACACGTAATGTAGTCGATGACTTTGAGATCATCGGTAAACAAACCGATACGGATGACACGGGTATCCTGGATGAGAACATCAAGGTGAGACAGACATTATCACGCTTAATGGGTGCTAATATCCAACAAGTGGCTAAAGACCCAGAGATGCTGAAAGTCATGTTAAAAGCCATGGGGGATAATGATAAGTCTATCTTGGCTCAAGCTAAACTGAAAGCCGAGAAAGAAGCCAATGATAGCCGTGCTGATATCGTACGTGATATCGTCACTGAAATCGCTCGTCAGTCTGATGAGAACAAACGTGAACAAATCTTGCGTAATACTCAAGGCGTACGTGTAGAACGTAATCTGAATGTAGATGTACGTGAACCTGTTAATCCGATATTAGAAGGTGAATTGGTTATCGGTAGCGGTATCTTGAGTGATAAAGAAGTCATGCAGACCATGAAAGCATTACCACAAGATGGTACGAATGACTCCATGGATGAAGGCTAGAATAGCCTATACGAGTGGTTAGTGGTCACTAACCATGAGTAAAGCATGAGTAAAGGTTAATACAGCATATACCCTTAGCCACCTATAGCCCATTACGGGCTATAGGTGGTATAAGGACTATGTTGTCATGGTCTAGGTGCTGCTTTTAATGCGGCTAACTCAGTTTCCAGCTCTTTTATCTTAGCATCTTGTTCGATGACTTTAGATTCGGCTAGATTGAGTTTCACTTCGATCTGTTTCTTAGACTCGGTTAATGTATCGATACGCTGTAGTGCAGGCGTAGAGGCTCTCTTACGTGCTGCTCGTGCTTTCTCTAGTCGTGTATGCTCCGCATTATCCACGATGACTTGCTCGGAGAGCATCATCGCTTCGGTATGGGTTTCTACACCGACATTCAGATGGACGAGTTCTTCTATCTGCTGGATCAACAAATCGATTGATGTATTCACTGGCATTGCACCTAGTCGTACACCGATACCCATGGATGCATACGCTACACCTGTACCGATCGGATAAGACTCTAAGTAATGCAGTGGGAAACTATATCGCTTATTGTTATCCGTCTTTAGGAAGATAATCCTACCATCTGGGATATGGGATTCGTAGGTCTCTTTATTTAGACTATGCTTATCGTAATAGGTATCGAATACATCTATACCCATGTTGATAAGCTGGCCATAGTTCGATATCGCTGTGCATGTTAATGCAGTGTTCAATGGCAGTAGGTTATCGTAAGGTGCTCTGAGTTTCCAGAGACCTTTGGCACCTACTGTCGGGCTGTTTAACTTCATGTTTTACCATCCCTTTTCACTATCTAAAGTTCTTCTTAGCGGCTACTAGGTAGTGGTAATCACCAAACTTAGTGGCTAAGAACATCTTACCGTCACGGATGACCCGACTGTAGATACGGGCACCGGCTACGACTTGTCCATTACCTTGAGTCACTTTCTCACGTGGGATGGCTGATGTTTCAGTCATCTTCTCCGCTATTTCTAGCATCTCTTGTAATCTTAAACTAAATGCCTGTGTGGCTTCAGCCTGATAAGCAAAGTCAGTCGATGTAGAGGCTACGTCGATGTAGTCAGGATAGACCTGAGAGATCTTAAACTTATCTTCCTTATTTTCATTACTACCACACACCACACCGACGACACCACGGAAGTACAAACCCATGCATTGCAGATTAGTGTTAACATGGTCCGCAGGATATTCCGCCATAAAAGGCGTGGCGTACTTGGATACCATGGTAGTGTAATCCATGATGGGGCTGTATAGTGACGCTTCTTCCCTGACTTTGTTCTCATTGGCAAACTTATCCCATTGTGGAACGATGACGAACTCGTTTCGTTTAAAGATATCAGGGAAGATGGCCTTCCACTCATCTGCTTTATGTTTAGACTTCGCCAAGATGGCTTTCTGTATCGCCAGTTTGACAGCATCCAGGTTGGCACCGGCATCGCCCCAGATCAACACATACCAGTTTGTAGGTAATTCAGGACGCTGAGTGGTTGGGTTATACCAGTTAAAGATATCCAGTCTAAACGAAGTAACAGGAGAAGTGGCTTTACGCACATTGGCTTCTTCAGTTAACTTATCGATGGGTTTCTTCGCCAACTCAGCTTCGATGACTGACTTAGACGAGAAAAAGACATCGATGTTAGAGACAGGCATCACGACTTCTATCTCGTAGGCATCGAACTCTTGCTTGAATGCGGCATCACTGAACCAAATATGGTATTCATTGTCGGATAGGTTTTTGAATTTCACCCAGGTAGGACAGTATACGGTATTATTCGTCACTGAGTTACCGACACGGATGTCTTTGGCCCATTGGCGAAAAGCTTCCAATATCTTATTGGCCATCTCTTCGGTAGGGATATCACGTGCAGCTTCTATTACCGTGTCGTAGACGAACTTGGCAACATCTATCGTCAGTTTAACGTCTGCTGCATTAGCCGGTACGCGACCACCGTTGTCATCTAGAGATTCGAATACAGCAAGAGAGATTTCTTTATCAGTCGGATGGACAAATACTTCGATGTCCTTCTGATAAGTACGGGAGTCTGTCGAGAGTTCACCGAAGGCGTGCTCTTTAAATCGGGTATTGGTAACGAAGCGATCGTTTATCGCAAAGGTTTTAAGGGACTTAGGCATGTCTTTATATCCTTGTCTATATCTAGTAAAACTGGTAAAAGAGGGTAAGTGGTGTTTACAAAAGCTATACGAGTCTTCATCGCAGATGAAGATGAGTAAAATGTAAATCTACTTGCATGGTTTAGAAGAAAATGTTAGTATTGTACACACGTCGCTATCACTTACGAAAGGGCACAGAACATGTGGAAAACTGTAATTGCCTTTGTTTGGGAGTGTATCGTCGGTAAAGACGTACGACCAGGGAAGGCACTTCAACATCACAAGATCAGGCTTCTCTTCTTTCTGGTGTTCTGTATCTCTTTTGGCTATAGTTATCACGTCACTAAGCGTGTTAACACTTACTTTAATGCCTATCAGCAATTAGAAGTGAAATATAGCCGATTGAAACTGAGGAATCAGGAACTGGAAGAAGAGCACAAGAAACTCACCGATGCATTGATACATCAGACTCGGACCCATCAACAGTCACTGCGTGGTAAAACCATGCAGGTCGATGATGGCCCTAAACGTTAAGGTGTATTAATAGTATAAAAGATGGGTTGGTGTCTGGTATGATTTAGAGTACTATATAGAGAGTATATCGAACATGAGTATCAAGGTAAAAGTCATCTACAGCGATGGCGGGACTTATCAATCCAACCCATCTTGCGTGGGTTATGGGTATTTTAGCTACGATTATATAACCGATGTTGAGGTTAAGACCAGACATTTTCCGATTAAGGGTTTGACCCCTACCATTGTAGGCTTCCAATCTGATCAGGAAGTGTTAAAAGAAACAATCAATAAAGAGATCTCTAAAGAAGAGATGATTAAGCTTTTACGGGAAGATAAGGTACCTTATCATCCGGTAGAGGCATTGAATATGCGAGAGTATGCCCACGGTACGGGTTTAGTGGAGTCTAATGCATGGGCGGAAGTATTGGGACTGAAGGCTGTGCTGAAGGCTGTATTGGAATCAGACGTGGACATTGCTGTCGTATATGCCGATAGCACGTATGTGTTAAAGGGTCTGAAGTATTTGGATCGTATTGCATCTCGTGGGTTCAATAACACCTCTGGCAATCCGATCGCTTTTAGAGAAGATTGGCGAGAGATCCATGAGATCGTCAATCGCATACGTGAGAAAAGAATAGAAGTCATCGAGAAATGGATACCTGGTCATGCTGATAAAAGCAATCCGGTAGCCAATACATTAGCAGATAACATGGCATCATTAGGTGCCAGTATGTCCGCTAATAAGAGACACGGTATCGATACTGTCGATACCATCGATCAAGAAGTGACGCTAGAGTCACTGAAAGAAGATAAGGATCCTGAAGCGATACATCCGTTCTTGAGTAATAAGCGATTGTATCTGGGTTTTGGTGGTCGAACAGATAAGCATTATTTCTACGTTGGTTCACCAGGACATCAGGTAGAAGATATATTCATCGGCAAATACATAGCAGATGCTCACTTTGGTGTCGTCTACTTAAAAGAACGTAACGATACGATAGAGACCATCGAAGACATGCAGATGAAGTGGTTGGATGCTAAGTATGGCTATCACAACCTGATCTTTACCTTGATGTTGGATAACATCTCCAACCGTAAGATACACCGTAAGTTGGTTAAGTATCGTGAAGCGTATCTGCCCCATGCTAAAGGATCTGCATCTTTAAACAGTGCTGACGGGAATGAAATCACGTACGTGAATGATCCGGTCTATCTATCTAGCCGTAATATCGAGATACTGAATACATTAAGTACGGTATTGAATCACTATCGTGATGGTACGTATCCCATCGTAGGACATGACATTACTCATCTGCTCTATAAGACAGAGGAGAAGATCGTTACGACTAGCTTGGAAGGTAAGGCTGATGATAAGGTTATCGTCGGTACTTCTTTATTAACCGAACATGGGACAGGCATGAAAACACTCAAGCCTAAGATACCCATGGGATCTGTAGAGAAAGAGATCATCTTGGTGTGTGGTATCGACATGTTAAAGCGCAATCAGCTCAAGAACATTGACCACATGTATCCGAATGTGAAACTTTTGGTTTATAATCACGGTGATAACTTATACCGGTTTGCTTTCCTAGTCACCTTGCATGACAAATGTAATGACGACAAACTGTCAGTGCGTGACTTCGGTATTTGGCAGGGATTGTCATCCCAAGTGGTGCTTGGATCTCATGAGGTCTAAAGCGTGTTTCAATTTAAGAAGGAGAACATCATGAAACAGTGGTTGTATTATCTCCTCGGTTGGGTGTTACCGGAACGATTGATACGTGCTTTGTTTATGTCTTCTCTGTACAGTAGGTTGTTTAATAACCAAACGCTAGACGTTAAGGTTTATAGTCGTGTAAATAAGTTATTAAACATCTGCGAGAACGATTATGCGTGTGGAGTAGGCATGCAACTGGCACAGTCATTCTGGAATGATGAAGAAGTCAAACACATTTCAGTTATGTTCAACGATAACCACCAACTGGTACTGACACCGGAAGCAGAAAAGATGATCGTCAACAAGATCATCGAAGCAACACCCAAATGGTTACGATATGGCCTAGCAGACATGAAAGATGATGTCAGCAGGCTAGTCCGTAGGCGTGTTGAATTGGAAAACATCGCTTCCCTAACTTATTAGTACAATGACTAAACGACATTATAGTTTATACCTGATAAACCACCTATAGTCCGCTATGGGCTATAGGTGGTATAAGGTATATGCTGTCGCCTACGTCTGAAGACTACGCTCCAGCGTACCTTCGGTATGTTCTCACTATCGTCTATTACTTAGGTTTACCAGTAGGACCATGCTTACCATCGTGCGTGTGGTTGATCTGGGAAATACCACCAGCGATCTGATCACCAGTAGAGGTAATGCTACCGATGACATTCATGTTACCAGTCATGGTGATACCAGAGCCACCTGCACCTGGAGCAGAAGAGATACCACCAGCTATCTGGTAGTTACCCAAGTGTTCATGTATCGGTGAAGTAGACTGGATACCACTGGATGCTTGAGTCGTGATATTCTGCGTTTGTTCACTGATGGATGTTTCAGCATTCGTACTCAAGTTATCGCAACTGATGGTAATGTTGCGTTTATTGATCTCGATATAGGCACCTTCGGCTGTCTGTAGTCGGATGATGCTGTTCTTACTGTCTAACTTGATTAAGTTACCGACATCGTCCATGATGTTGTAGATGCCTTCTTTGGCATCTAGGTTAACATCGTAAGCCCATTTCTCACCATCACTCTTAGTGGTGTGGATGAAATTGACTGTCTTCTCATGTGTTGAGACACCTTGCGTCCATGTATTCTCAATGCTGGGTTTCTCATTCTCTTTCTGGGTATTCGAATAGCCTTGGATGACGGTTTCTAGTTTTTGGTAGTTATCGGTATTAGTCCATGGTTCCCAATAGTACATGTCGGTATTGGCATTGCGATAGAGCATGACTTTGGCACCACGCCTAATGTTAGGTGGTGTCATGCGGTTAGGATCACGACAAAGCCATTTAGCCTTTATGGTAATGGAAGTATTGGTCTTAACGATATTACGTTTGCCATTCGCATCGATGACTTCTACTTGATATTCTTCCATGTGGTCTACGATTTCGCCATCGACCATGGGGAGTATACTTTCAGGATGGACAGTGATGATATCGCTGTTTAGATCCATGTTGGTGGCACATGTGCCTTTGCTATAAGGGATTAGGTTATTTAAGGTTTCCATTCAGATGCCTCTTGAAGTAAGATATAGGGTAATTTTCATACCTCTGATTCGTATATTAGACTAGGGACATTGAAGCATGAAGATATTAAAACTGACATTGAAAGGATGTCATCGCTTAGAGTTAAGCGGGATACGCAAGATCACGATTACACCGGATACGAATGTGTTGATGATCTTAGGCACGAATGGTAGTGGTAAGAGTAGCTTGATGGACCTATTAAGTCCCCTACCAGCTGATAAGAATGATTTCGATAAGGATGGTTACAAAGAGATAGAGCTACTACACCATGATGTTAAGTATACTTTACGTAGTGACTTTAAAGAAGGTAAGCATTCGTTCTTTAACCACTTAACGAATGAAGAACTCAATATCGGTGGTACGATTACCCAACAGACTCAGTTGGTAAAGGATTATTTTAACTACACGGATAAGATCCATCGTTTATTAACAGGTAAAGACAAGTTTACCGAGATGTCTCCACTAAAGAGAAAAGAGTGGTTTACTCTGTTGTGCGATACGGACTATACTTACGCCATATCGGTTTACAATAAGGTTAAAGAGAAGAAAAGGGATATAGAAGGTGCCTTGAAGAAACTCAAGCAGTATTTGGTGGTACTGAATAACCAAGAGCAGGAGGAAGATATTGCTTACATTAACCAGACGATAAAAGAGAAAGAGTCTTTAATCGAATACCTGAAGGATACTTTTCCAATGAAGGATGGCTATGCCGATATAGACTATCAGCAGTCTTTAAAGGACAGAGTAGTAAAAGCTAATCGGGATATGGATACTAAGCGCAGGGATATGCTTAAAAGTGCCCATGAAGTACGTTTACGTCAGATTACGGGTGATGTGTATACTAGGGCTAAGGATGAGATACAGTCTTTACAGACGAGGCATGATCAATTAGAAGGTCAGTATCAGGCTTTAATCAATCAGTATCAAGAGATGGATACTCGTGTTGCTAAGATGAAGACAGTGACTCAAGAGGATATCGTGAAACTGAAGGATGAAATAGAGAATGTCAATAAACGCATACAGAGCCGTCAGGAGGCACTATCTAGCAAAGGTGTACCTTACCCATTAGATCAGGCTGAAACGCGCTATAACACGTATCTAGGGGCATCCAGTGCGATATCCGATACAGTAGACGATATTTACGATCTGGATCCGAGTACCAGTAGTGAAAGATTAGAGCAATTAACTCATCAGCATCGTGAACTGGGTGTTAAACTCAATACGTACGATACTAAGATCGCTAAGGTAGAAGAAGCGATTCGATTGATGGAAGAGAAAGAAGCCAAAGAAAAGGTAAGTTGCCCTAATTGTAATCATGCTTTTCATCCTGGCTTTAATCAAGAGGCTTATACTCGTTATCAGGAAGGTTTGGCTAACCTGAAGAAGAATAGAGGATTGTGTCAAGCTGATTACGATAAGCTAACCCTGGTGGTGGATAGGATCAACCATGACTATACTCGCTTAAAGAGGTTCGCTGATCTAGGTCGATCTTATCCATTGTTCATGGCTGATATAGTACGAGATGCGATAAAGGATAAGGTATACTTTACTTCTCCTGGTGCGATTAAAGCACGTATAGTAGAATACAGTGCATTGCTAGAGAATCAATGTCAACTAGATCGTGATACTAAAACTTTAGAAGACTTAGAGAAACGTTACGGTGAATTAGTCAATATCGACAATGAACACAAAGGAGCATTGATAGAAGCTCTGTTTAAACTGGAAGGTAAGATTACCGAGATGAAAGTGGAGAAGTCTCACTTAGAGTCTGCTCTGATTAAGTGCAGTGATATCATCCGTTTATACGAGACTTATATCGACAGTAAGGGACAGTTGGAACATGCACTGAAAGTGTACGATGAAGCTGATTTAGCGTATATCGAACATCAGTTCTATTTATACGCCATGTCCTTGATACAGGAAGAGCGTTTAGTGATGTCTAATCTTACGCAGAAACAATTAGCTTATCTTAATCGTGAATCCAATCGCAATAGCTTCGTGAAACAGATAGAGGCATTAGAACATGACTTATTGGTACATGAAGCCATGGAGACTGCCTTAAATCCTCAAGATGGATTGATTGCGGAAGGATTGTTAGGATTCATTAAGCGTTTCATCGCTAAGATGAATGGTTTAATTGCTACGATCTGGACGTATCCTTTACTGATCCATCCATCTAAGTTTAACGATGGTGAGAGTACGGATGAACTCAGTTATCGTTTTCCGATTACTGTCGGCATGAATAAAAGAGTCGGTAAGGATGTCTCTTTAGGTAGTGAAGGGATTAAAGAGGTAATAGACTTAGCCTTTAAGATGATAGCAATGCATTCATTAGGCTTAAAAGGCTATCCTTTATACCTAGATGAGTTTGGTCGTACGTTTGATGCCAAACATCGTGAGAACGCATTGAAACTAATTGAGCGATTAGCACAAGAGTATGTTGAAGATCAAATCTTCATGGTATCCCATTACTACATGGAATACTCTGTTATCCAAGGTGTCTCTTATTGCGTATTAAGCGATGAGAACATTGTTTTAACCCAGGGTGTGAATAACCCAAATATCGTAATAGAAAGGTAAAGTAACATGGCTTTTATTAATCAAACTGAAGTCTATACATCTGGTGAAGACCAAGAAGGTAAACCTATCCTGAATGTGGCACTGGATAACCGCATCGTGGATGCATTGGCTGGTGCTCGTCGTTGTAGTGCTGATTTGTCTTCTCATCTGTCGTTCTTGGAAGAAGCTCTGGTAGATACTTCACGTGAGTTGGCTAAAGAGCGTAAAGTCAATCAACAGATCCAGTCTGTGTTTGAACAAGAAATGACTAATGCTCAACAGCGTATTCGTACACTGGAAGATCAACTCCGTGAAAGCGAAATGATCATCGAAACACTGGAAAACAAATTGCCTTCTGAAGTACCACCACACGCCGAACCTGATGTAGCCCCAGCAGAAGGCAGTTCAGCTGTAGAAGGTCAACCAGCTTCTCAAGACGAAGGTGATTTGATTACTGGTTAATACCTAAACATACTCTCATCAAGAGCATATACCCTTAGCCACCTATAGTCCATAGCGGGCTATAGGTGGGATAAGGAATATGTTCTCGTATTACTTCACTCCAACACAGCTTAAGCGGTATTCTCGTGTCATTTCACTAGCTCGTTGATTTCGGTAACGATAGAGTCAAGTGTTTCATTTTGCATCTTCTGGTTATAGAATGCAGAACTATACGCTTCCACGTATCGTGCTACTACAGATACTGCTTTACCGATCTTGATTAGAAGCTGCTTATTGAATCCATCACGCTTGGCTATTTCATTCAGTGTACGGACATAACCCATGGTGGATTCCACTGAAGCCATCAGTTTCTTACGGTCAATGACATTGTACGCTTGGTTGTTGGTATTGGTCAACGAAACGGCGGTAACGAGTTCGTTATTGTTGCGGAACAAATCACCATAAGCGCGTATAGCAGAGTAGTCATCCTTTGTCCTCACTTTAGCCAAGTTCTTCAATGCATGATCCAGTTCATTCTCAGCTTTGGTGTAGAATGAATCGTTAAACAAGGTAACATCACGCAATCCGTCTTTAGTCGAGACGATACGTCCAACATCGGCTCTGAGTTGTTCTACTAAGGATGGTACTTTTAGAATGGTAGAAGCCAATTCATTGGACTCTTTGGCATAATCCACGAATGTGCCTTTGATACCAGCAGGAGCAGGGACTTCCCTATCCATCAGTTCACTGTAGTTGTTATTCAGTGCTTTAGTGTTGATTTTACCATAGAGGGAATGGTTAAGGGAGAGTTGGGCATCTTGTACCTTGAATACTTCGTTTACAGACAGGCGAAGGGTATTGAAGACATTGCCGAATAGTCCGGTTACTGCTTGGATGAGTCCTTCACGAGAGAGTTCTTCACTCTCTAAATGCGTGATTTGCTGGGATATAGTCTCGACAGATACGGAGATGGAAGTATCCCATGGATTTTCGAGTGCGTTGAATTTAGACATGCTTTGTCCTTTTTAGTTAGGTTTAATCATAAGCCTGATGGGCTTAATTCATCAGGGTTAAATAGAGTGTTTAAAGATGGTCAGATATAGAAGTCTATTATCCTTAGCCAAGGTCATTATATCTGAATGTTTTTGTGGGATAGTAGCCACTTTTTCAGGCTACTATGTTAAAGGAATATGCTCTCACTTCCGTCTGGCGACTCCATTCGAGCGCAGCTTACGCTGTGCCGTCATTTACGTCTAAAGACTACGTGTTAGTGTGCCTTATGTAATCTAAATAACAAAGCAATAAACCAAGAATAGGAGTATTAAACGATGAGTGGTTTTTATCAGATGGATGTTAAGCCTGCACCGACACTGCGTGCGTGTTTGAATGTGGGCACACTAAGGGACATTCCTACCGGTGCGCCTGTATTGGCAGAACATGGCCGGTACATCACCAATGGTGGCCACAATGGCTCAGTCATCGTAGTAGGCCCAGGTAACTCGTATAAAAGTGCGATCATCGACTACGATACGCAAATCATCATGTTCCGTGCCCATCGTTACAGTAGTGGCATGAAATACGATACAGAAAACAACGCTTTCACACCAGGCTTGGAGATGCGTCTAAAACGCATTGTTAGGCCCAATGGTAAAGCAGACTGGTTTGAGACTGGTAGATGGTTAGTCACTGAATCATCTGTTATCTTGGGTGAAGACTGGTTCACTAAAGCCAAAGAGTGGATGAATGGTAAAAAGAACAACAAAGAGTTTGTCGTAGAGACACCGATGTTGGATCGCGATGGTAAGAAGATCAAGATCATTCGTCCTACAGCTATCTGTTTAGACAGTGTCTCTAAATGGGAAGCTGAAAACACCATTAACTTGCGTGATAAGACAGACTTGACTGACAGTAAGCAGAAGATGCTGCACATGAACACTGGTTTGTTAAAACGCAACATGATAGACGAGATGGTCAATTATCTCATGGGTACGAATACCTATCTTAGTGGTACCGTACACTACGGTGAGAAATTCCAGTTGGATCCTTATGCTCCGCAGCACAAATCATTGCAGCACATGGAGCGTGGTATGGAACTGAAAGGTGCGCCTAAGAACATTAACTATCTGGCGATGTCCATGTGGTTGATCACCAAGGTAGAACGTCTATTGAAGGATGACAACAAAGAGATTCGTTATCCATTGAAAGATGGTGGGGATGACAATAACCTCGATGATCTTAATATCGTCACCATGAAGATGTTGCGGTGTAAGACTGGCCCATCTGGTTACAGTGTCCGTATCGTCGTGTCGCAGAAATACGGTATACTGGAAGAGTTGACTAATTTCCAATATCTGCGTGAGAATGGTTTCTTTGGTTTAGGTGGTGACATCAGTCTTAATGGTAACTTTAAGTCTGTGTATTGTGTCTTGATGCCTGAAGTGAAGTTTGGTCGTACGACTGTGCGCAGTCTGATGGATGAAAACAGACGATTGGCACGTGCGATACAGATTTGTGCGGATATGCATCAGATGCATGTGTTCTGGAAAGAGCACTTAAATAAGATCGATGCCAGACTGATGGAGTTGACTCCTGAAGTGCTGTTTACTAAGATCGTAGAAGCTGGGTATGACTGGGATATGCTCTTGAGTACACGCTATTGGTATAGCTTGGATGATGAAGCACATACTGAGCTGGAATTAACAACATTGGATTTGATGCGTATGGCTTTGGGATTGTATCATCCTTATTGGTTAGATAAGGATAAGAAAACCATCTCGAAGAAATACCGCAATGCCCAAATAGAAGCAGTGGATATAGACGCTGTATTTAGTGATTGATTATCTTTAATAGAAAGGACTTAAATAGCATGGCTATTATTGTTGGAAATGAACATGAAGGTACTGTACTGGATCAAGATGGTAAGGTAGACTTACTAAAAAGTACAGTCATCAGCGATGATGACATCGGTGCAGTAGAAGAAGCGTATAAAGAGCTGGGTGGTACGGATGAAGACATCAAGCGTGATACCACGGAGAAGATGGAAGCATTGACCACTGATCCTGATTTCCTCTTGACCGATGTGAAGATACTCTTGGAAAACCATGGTATCTCTTTAGTGGATCTCTTAAATGCCATGGGCATGAATGAGCAGACACTGAAGGTCATGGTGATGAACAAATCCATCAGTGAACAGATCGCTGTACTGAATCGTGAGTTGTCATTGATCATCTTCAAGATGGGTGTACAATCCGGTGAAGTGAAAGATGGTTACAGTACACTGACTATCCGTAGTCTCTTAGGTGAAATCATGCCATCTGAAGATTGGTTGAAGATGATGGATGAACTCATCCTGCCTTACATTGCCTACGTGTTGAAACACGGTGTGATCGATAAGGACTTCTTCGAAAAGAATAAGGATGGTGATTTCATTGCTGGTACTTCTGATAGTCTGCGTGAGATACTGGAAGTACACACTGAACTATACGACACAATGAAAGGTCTGACTGATGGTTCAGCTGATTTGTTCGATGAAGAAGGTAACTTCGATGACGATAAAGTTGCATCCATGGAGGGGCGTGTGAATACACTCTTGAATGGTGAATTGCCATCTGATGCGGTTACCGTAGAACACGGTAATGAAGAAGTACTGGAAACCACTGAAGGTGAAGTAGAAGACGCTTCACGCACAGTGGATACTGGCGATATTGATACCGAAGCTGTAGCTGATGTGGTAGCTGATACTACTGATACTGAATAATCTATCTATCCTGTATATGCCTAAGTCATCATGTTGTGATGACTTAGGTATAGGAGTATGTACGTCATGAATCAAGCACGTAAAAGAGCCACGGATATGGCCCTATCGTTTATACAAGACTTATCTCCAGGTGAGAATGTCGAATTAACTAGGAAAAGATTAGAATCGTTAAGTGATCAAGAGTTCGATTTGTTGATGGTGAAGTTCAGTAAGGGTGAAGACTACTTACAGACTTTCCATCCAGTGGGAGATAAAGAGACACGTCTCGATATGGATCACTTACACGATGTCGCTAATAAGTACAAGATCTCTTTTTACAAAAGAATCTGGATGCCGAATGAAGATGGTAGTTGGGAACTCAGTAACAAGAACAGCATGGTGATGTATTTGCCTGTACGTATCCAACAGCAGTTGGTGACTAAGAAGATCTCTATTCCTAAAGACAATAGGCACATTGACTATTTCAGTAAGCAGGCTACTGGCCCTGAGACTAAAGGTGCTCGTATGTCTTATCCTGAAGTCAATACCATGTTGGCGATGGGATTAACGAATACAGTAGAAGAGATGATGCACTTTAGGGGCGGAGCTGAGAATGGTGTGCGTGTATTGGAATCATCCATCATGCAGATAGGTCATGCATCTGCTGATGTATTGCGCCAGTACAGTGGTACAGTAGGAGCTAACCACATGTTGCATTCTTATCTTACTGCCATGATGTTAAAATCGACTCTACTGGCTAAGTGATAGTAAAGGAATATTGAAGTGAATGAAATACCAGAGATAAAAGAAGAAACAGAAGTAGGCTTTAACACGGTCTACTTGACTGATGCTGAGGATAGAAGCAACTTAATGGATGGTCATGCTGTCTCGATGGAAGTGGCTCTCTATCGTGTTATAGCGTCTCTCTGTAGTCGTTATACTGAGAAAGCAGCTAATCTGCTATTAAGTTGGATACAGACTGAAGTAGAACGTGTAGACTATCGTAAACTATACTCTCTTAACTACATCCAGAGTCAGTACAAGAGACTGACAGATGAGATGAATCAGGATAAGAAAACATTCTTAGAGAACATTGCTATCGTGTTCTATCATCGTCATGGCTTGCTAGTAGAAGAAGAGTTGATAGTATTGGATAAGACAGTAAGAGGTTTCGTGGATCCTACTGATCGTGATGCTTACTTGAATCTGCTATTAAACAATAACTGGCTTGTGGTTTACATGGCGATACTGATGTACTTTAAGATACACTCTAAGAAGACATTGGGTGTATATCTAGCGATAGACAGTGCCTTAACAGCAGGATAAAGATCATGGCTGTAACTAAAGGGTTCTTATTCGATCTGGATAGCTTATTCGATACTCGTTTAAGCACACTGGAAAGGATAAACAAAGATCAAGCAGGTGAAGTGTTGTTTAACGGATACTTTAGGCGTGAGAGAGATGAGTTTGAAGGATTCGATCTGGAAGCTTATCGTAAGATGTATCGTGAACGCGATATCGTGACATTGGCTAATGCTGAGATGACAAGCATCATGGTGAATCTACCTGATACTCTACATGCTTACATGCTCGATAACACACGTGAAGGCATGACAGGTACGATTAAGGTATACGTGAATATCTATCCTTATCGCTTAACAGCAGACGAAATCGAAGAGATGAAGATGTGTCTGCATGTGATATTGAATGGCTTGTATCCCATCGAGATACTGAATGCTAAGCCGATTGATATTACGGCTAAGTGGATAGAAGACAACATCATTGCTTATTATTGCTACGACTGGATGGCATGGATGGAACATGCTCATGTGGATCTCGTGAAGAAACGATTAGATAGCTTTACGTTGGTTACACCTAAGTTGAAAGCATTAAGTAGTGTAGAAGAAGAGAAGGTACGTAATCAGTTCGATCAGGAGACTAAAGATTTGATCGATATAGGTGATGATATACCTGATCTGACACCATTTAAAGCAGTAGAGTCTACGATACGTTCTACTTGCTGCAACATGATGTTCAGTGAGGTACGTGAGTTCTGTCTATACTTACCAGATGAAATAGACGATGTAAGAGTAGATTAACAGACATAACCTTAGCCTACCTACTCCCTGTATTAGGGGTAGGTAGGTGTAAGGAATATGTTCTCATGTTAGATCATGGATACGAGATACGTGCTTTTGTCAAATCATGGACACTAGGTTCATGAAATAGGCATCTGCTATATAGCGTCTCTTAGTTGGTGTACTACCAGCATCGTAGTACGTCTCTTTATCTAGCTTACCTGCCCTGTTATACGTACGTTCGTGGTATTGACAATCAGCAGTCTCGATTTCGAATAGGTTATTATCTTGCTTATAGAGATACTCTTCGAACTTACCTAATCGTGTTAGCATAGGCAGATTAGGCCGTTTGTGGTACAGGTAACTATTCGGTATCCCACGCTTACGAGGATAAGTAATCTCTTTAAACACATTCGGGTTATCGAGTATCACGATGAATGAATAGTTAGACGTAATATAACGTTTCAGGAACTCATCAGACTGGATGTATCCTAAGTGGACATTACTGTCACCATATCGCTTATCGAATACGTAATCCAGATCCAAATCTTCCATGGACTGGTGGATACGTTCTAATAGAGGGATGTTGTTAAACTTGATCTTAATCGCTGTAGTGGATATTGCAGTAAAGACATCGTTATCGAGTACATGCAGATATCCGCCTATTACCAGCATGATGGTCTTGTTCCTAAAGTTCTGTCCAACATCGATCACCATCTCTCTGTAATAGTCAATGTCGTTATTCAGTTTAGAGACCATGTTCTCTTTTATTGGGATATAGGTAAGTCTACCCAGATTCTCGAATGAAATAATACCAATACATCTCTTCTTGCGTTTACGTACTGTCTTATAGCCATCGGTTACCCAGAGGCCTTGTGTATTGGCATTGGTTAAGTGTACGAATCCATTAACCGTAATCATGCAGCTTTCGTACATGTCTTTATAGTCAACACCTTCTTTCTTGAAAAAGAGATCACTGTAGTCAAATTTACGGCTAAAGTCATTATCCGGTAGCATGCCTGATTTAACCGGATAGATCTTGAATCCTGCCGTATGGGCTTCCTTATAGAGGAGTCCTTTCTTCTTTAAGGTTAATGTACCTTCTTTTAAGGGGAGTGATTTATCCCCTATCGACTCTAAGTATTCTTTAAATGTCTTATCTTGCGGAATAGTCGTATCCACATCGTCTAGTGATAACCATCCTACTTCTTTCGTATAGTTATTCATCAGGGTAACGCGTAGGGTATCGTATCGCATATAGAGGATGGAAATCTTATATTTCGCGATGTCTACTGCTTCCCATTGAGATTGAGAATGTGCGATACGACCGATCGCATTGATGATCTCGTATGCTGCCATGGTCAAGTATCCTTGCTATTAGTAAATGTAAAAAAGTGTCTAAAATACGGCGTATCGACTAGGAAAAACTTTATGACATCGCCCATATGGGCTATGTTTTGTCGACATTTCATAGCTTCAAAAGGAGGTACCGATGGGTACTCAAGTATACGCTTTCGATCCGGAGGGCACTCTTTCAGCCAACCGAATCGAAGGTGAACAACACACCATTACGCCTCGTAATGGGATCGATTTTAACTATATTATCCCCAGGTATGCACCATTCTTCCAAAAAGACTTTAAGGTCTATACCCTGACACAACAAGGAACAAAAAAGTACTTAGTAGAAGGTGTAGACTTTAACTACGGCTATCGCTTCTTAGGGGCGATTAAGAATATTGGTTTAGCGGTATACGGTGCCATTCGTTTTGTTAATCGCCAGTATGCTGGCGACATCTACTTAGAGTATCGTACTTTAGGTGGTGAATGGACACTAGATGCTGCTGAGATAGGTCGTATATTGCTCGAATGGCAACTTAATCCGATTACGACTACATGGGAACAAGTAGTCGGTAAGCCATTGACTTTCCCTGTATTGGATCACAAGCACGACATTGAGAAGTTTGTTGGCTTCGATGAAGTGGTTAAAGCCATTAAGGGCATCGGTGGTGTCAACAGTGAACAGCTTGATGAGGTCGTGCGTAATGCATTAACACGTGCGATGCAAAACTACGGTAAGGGTAATGTGGGTTTGGGTAATGTTCTAAACTTACCTATCTTGCCTGCTAACCAAGGCTCTGATCGTACGGATAACTACTACATGACACCTAAGGGTACTGTCGCTATTATAGACAGTTATATTAAGCCTGCGGTGACACAAGCGACTGCTGACATTACTGCTTTACGTAATCGTACGCCATCTGATTGGAATACGTACTCTAAGCAAGAGATCGATGCTAAAGTAGATGCTAAGTTAGATAAGGTAGCCACTGCTGCTAATGCTTCTAAGTTGAATAACAGAAACGATGTACAACTCAAAAGCTGGATATTGGAAGGCAATGCTGCTAACTCTGTTAAGTTTAATGGCTTAAGCTACAATGAAGTAAAAGAAGACTTGACTGAGAAATTCACTCAGTTACTCAATACTCGTCTGGCTGCATTTAACCCGACGAATCAACAAGCCACGAATGCCACTCGTTTTAACAACAGAACCGATACTCAGTTTGCTGAATGGTTTATTACCACTTATCAGTCCGAGATCAATGCTGGTAAAGTAGGTGGTAAGACAGTTAACCAAATCATCGCTGAATCACGTGTTACCAATGCTGAAACACTAAATGGTGCGACTAAAGACCAAATCATTACCGAAGCAAGACGTGGTGGTAATGCCTCTACTTTAGGTGGTGAAACAGCCGATGAAATCGTGGCTCGTGCGAAGCAGAATGTTACCTTTGGTGGTAAGACACCGAATGAATACAAAGACTGGGTCATCGCACAAATCACCATACCACAGCAAAACAGCAATCTCGATCCTGTTACTAAAGCTGCTTTGTTGAATGAAGTGCGTGCTTTGACAGTAGACAATGCACGTAAGGTAGAAGGCAAGACAGTTACCCAGATCGTCAATGAAGCCAAACAGAACATTGACGCTGTGCGTTTGAATGGTAAGACTGTAGCCGATATCGTACAAGAAGCACGCAATGGCAATGTTAACAACAGTGATCGTTTTGACAATCGTACGTTTGCTGAGGCTAAGAGTGAGATACTGGCTGAGGCATCTGGTGCTTATGCTTCTCGTTTCGTGGCTATGGGGAGTGGTGTGGGCCAGAAACCCGCTACTGCTTCTGCTAACATCGTGAAGATCGGTCAGTCTAATAGTGCCAATATACCGGCTGTTAGTGTAGACACTGCTGATTACGGTTTGATGGATCTGCATCGTGGTGATTTGGGTGCATTAGCCCCTAATGCCATGTTTGGTCACAACCACGCAGGTATTTGGCGACAAGCGACTGTTGTGCAGGTAACAGAAGCTAAAGGTTATCCAGTTAATGGTGTAGTGGGTATACTGCATGTTATTCCAAATAACGAGAGTGGTGTCACTCAGTTGTACTATCCGGCTGATGACAGTGCCTTTATCTACAAACGTACGGTTAAAAACAATACTGAGAAAACAGGTTGGGTACGTGTGGGTTTTGACTGGACGAATAACGTCAGCCACATTACGAATGGTACAAGAACAGATAAGCTTGCCAGTGAGAAGGCTTTAGGTGATTTGCGTGCATGGTTAGATAGTCGTGTTACGAATCAAGTGGCTAATAGTGGTGCTGTACTGACCACTACTGATCAAGACATCAGTGGATTGAAAGACTTTAAACACAGTTTCACTAAGTTCCAGGAAGTACGTGCTTCTAGCAGTACGGATACGGCTAAGTATGTTCGCTTGGGTGTAAACAATACATCGGCTTATTTAGCTAATGCTAAGTCTGGTAAGTCTTTAGAGTTGCGTGACAATGGTTCTTTGTTATACGATGGCAATGTTGTACTGACGAATGACGTGATCGATACGAAGATGCTGAGTGATGAGGATTTGAATACCGTTACGACACCAGGGTTATACGGACAACAGTACAATGTTAAGTCTACAGCAGAACGTAACTATCCATTGCAAATGGCGGGGAGTCTTATCGTTACCCAGAGTGCTTATGGTTTAGCGCAGATATACATCCCGTTTGAAAACGATGATGCTGTACCAGGCAGTAGTGTTATTTGGCGACGTGCTCGTGCGAATGACAGACAAGGCTGGAGAGCATGGGGTAAATTGACCTTAACCGAACAAGAAATACGTACTATTGTAAATGCTTCTTTAGGTACGTATACGACTGCTACTGTAGTAGATGGTAAGATCAACACTGCTATCGAAGACGCTAAGACTGCATTGTCTGGCCAGATACAAGCCATGCGTGGTGATGTTACAAATGCTACGAATGGTGTGGCTGGCTTAAGAAGTGAACTGGCTCCTGTTAAGAGTGATGTTGCTAACTTGAAATCTCAGTTCTCGACTATAGACAGTCGGATCACGACTCAATTAGGTGGGGCTGTATTGCTACAAGGCAATCAAGAAGTACGTGGTACGAAGACCTTTAGAAATGACATCATCTTACAAGATGCTATCTTCCAGCTTAAGAATGGTTCAACCACCAGCCAAATCCGTACGACTAGCAGTCGCTTGGAGATGATCGCGCCTGGTAATAAGTCACTGACGGTAGACAGTACTGGTGTTCGGTTTGACAATAAGACACTGTTAGACAATAGCGTACTGGATACGAAACTGTTGGGTACCATTAACTTGGATACCGTAGTCGTACCTGGTCTCTATGGCCAGAATGCGAATGTCAATGCCACGACTGAACGTAACTATCCGACTCAGTTAGCTGGTAGCTTGACTGTTACACCGTCTGCTTACGGCATGATGCAAGAGTATCGCCCGTTTAACAATCAGTTAACCTATCGTCGTAACCAGAATAGCAATGGTACGTGGGGTAACTGGAATGTAGCGGGTGGTGATGTTACTCAGTTCTATCCTAAGAGTGGTGGTGACATTACAGGTGAACGTGCTGGTGTGTTTAGTTCTACTAACTGGCCACATTTCTATCTGTCATCTAGCCACACTGGTTTGAATAACGCTGAGTATCAGTTCAGGAACAACCACAATGTATCCGTGGGTTCTATTCGTTTACAGTACCTGGATAACGGTAGTACGGAGATGTCGTTCTTCGTAACACCTGCTGGTGCTAAGACCAACGATAGGCGTAACAAACAGTTCAAGATCAGTAGTAGTGGTCTAGATGTAGATGGCGGTATCGCTACCACTGACACCATCAATATCCTGAATGGTAATGGATGGCAGGTATTCAACAAACGTACGCAAGATGGTGGTAACTGGAGACTGGAGTTTAACCCAGTAGGTGCAACTGATAAGCGCGGTAGTTTAGTGTTTACCAGCAGTGCGAATAAAACCAGCTATATTCGTTTCCCGACCATCGGTACGAATGTAAACGATACGGTTAGTGTCAATGTGGCTTATCAGGATTGGGTGATAGAACAAATCCAGTCCAGAACGGCTACGCCTACTTTGGATAAGAACCAGGTCATCGCCATCGTAAAAGAACTCTTGATCGATAAAGCAACTGGTAAGATAAAATCGGAGTTTGCTCCGCCTGCCGTATGGCAATAATTTTTGCCCTACTTGCCGTAAGGCAATAATTTGAAATCACTCCTCTCGGTATACGCCTGCCTACACTTAGTCAGTGTAGGTAGGTGTATGCTCTTTTTAGGAGTATCTATCTTAATTTAGGAATATAAGGAATGGTTCGTTATGCCTAGCAATATACGATACGAGTTTGATAAGAGTGCAAGGTCGCCTAACAACCGTGTGGCTAATGAGTCGCATGTACTCTCGGATAAGAGCATCCGCATCTTACGGCCTAACTACGGTCACTTTTACGCCCACACGTTCTCGATGATAGATAAGAAGACAGGTAATGTCGTACCTGCTCGTTCTTACTACTTAGAAGATCCGTCCGAAACGGTTGCTGATTTAACTGGTTTTGCTGCCTATGGTTACGTGGTGATTACCGATGCTAGTGTTAGTAAGAACGTCAGCATCAGTTACCAGACTGTAGGTGGTCAATTCACCAATGCTGATGTGATGTCTTTAAATAGGAAGTTAGATCAATTAGCATTGGATAATCGTCCTGTCTTGTGGAAGAATGTCTTGAATAAGCCTACAGGCTATCCTGCTGCGCCTCATGTGCATTCTATCTACGATACGTATAACTGGCAGCATGTGGTTTACGTGATCGAGCGTTTGGTGCAAGCACAACTGACTGGTGATGAAGCATCGCATGATGCTATTTGGCGTGCGATTAACTCACTCTCTAGTGGTAGTAATGCTGAACTTGAGAAACTCAAACGTGAGTTCAATGCCCACAAGGATGCTACAGGTAATGTACACCATTTAACACCTGACGGATTAGGTGTATACGATAAGTCTACAGTGGATAGTAAGATCAATACACTAAGGTCTCTATTGTTACAGCACACTACAGCTACAGGCAATGTGCATCAACTGACTCCTGCTCAGTTAGGTGTCTATACGATCGCCAAAGTGGATCAGCTCATCGCTGCACTGGAAGGTCGTGTTACTGAGTTAGCCAATAAGAAAGCCACTAAAGAGGAACTTACAGCTAAAGGGAAAGAACTCAATGACAAGATCGATGCTCAGGTTAGAAGCATCAATCAACTCATCACTGCATTGCGTGACAGTGTTTACACCAAAGAGCAGACGGATACTAAAGACACCAACATCTTCAATTACCTCAATAGCCAAGACTTGATGATGAAAGCGGCTGTAAAACGGTATTTGACTGGTGACACTGCTGTATTGCCTGCTGGTAATACTTACAGGCAGAATGGTGCTCAGTTCACGGCTACTGCGAATGATGTATTAGGTGTCATGCGTGGCATGGGTTTGAATGCCAATACTAAACTAGGTAAAGACATCATCCCGATTTCTACTGCTCGCTTTAATGAATTACGGTGGAATGAAGATGGATTGTATTACGGTAATGTGCCTGATGCGGCTACTGGTACGTTGTTCATTGATCCGGATGAAGGTGTGGATGAAGAACCGACTATCTTGAATGGTCGTGGTACGAAGGATAAACCATTGGCTACGATTGGTTTTGCATTGGCACAAGGCCCTGCGAATGTGAATCGTACGATCTATCTTAAAGAGAAGAAACGCCATCGTATCGGTAAGATGCCGATTTCGATGAATGCTGATGGTAGTGCGAATTACGAAGAATGGCCATCTAACCAGCGTTTTACAACATGTCAATTCAGAGGTGGGCACATCAGCTTTTATCCGTATGGTCCTGATCACGATGCTTTGTATGCTACTTGGACAGGTAAGTCTCAAGACTTTGCTCGTGTTGGTGACTATGCTAAGTTATTGCCTATAGCTCCTACGATTGAATTTAGGGGATTCGCACCACAGACCAATAAAGCCAATGGTCTATTCGTGATGACGCACTACTTAACGTACCATGAGCGTAATACGGCTTTGACATTTTACGAGTGTAAGATAGAACGTAATATCGATAATACGACTAATGGTACTGGATTGTATAGTCGTGTTACTACTGGTAGTGGTAAAACACATGCTGCGACTTCACGTCAGGTATTTGCATGGCAGAATCCGATTACGGTTAACTTCCGTGCATGTCAGATCCAGACTGCTCCTTTGGTGAAATCACCGACTGATGAATCGGTTACATTCCCTTCTTACATCTTCGCGCCTGCAACAGAAGCACAGACCTTCGTCTTTAGGGAAGGGGACATGACTCAGGCACTAAGAGGTCAGTCTCCTTTTATCTACTTCAGTAATCCTGGTAGTAGTTTGACGTTAGACTGGGGTAATAATGTTAGTGGTGATCAGTTACGCTCTTTGATTGGTACTGGGTGGAATCCTGGTGTGATCTACTTCAGTGGTGTGAAGAGTAACAGGGACATGTACATTAACGTAGCGCTTAATGTGTCCCCTAATCCTGCTGATGTGCTGGATCAGGTAACTGATGGTTATCAGTACGGTGAGTTTGAATGGCGTAATGGTAAAGGTTACGGTAAGTTTAAAGATAAGAGTGATGGCTCGATTAAACGGGTACAGCTCTTCCCGCCTATTTGGGCTGAATGATGTGATTTAGTATACTGCCTACTCTATCTCCTTGTGGGATAGAGTAGGTAGTGTCGTTTATGCTATTACACGTAATAAGGAAGTAAAAGACATGGCTATTACAGCAAGTGAAGTAGAAAGACTGAAGGTACTGGAACAAGAGTTCGGTATCGCAGGTACTTTAGAAAGACACGTAGGGACACGATACGAAGATTACATCAAGCCTGAATACTATAACGGTAAGACTGTAGAGGTTAGTCTAGGTAGAGGTGATGGTTATACACCTAGGTTCGATAACTACGAACCAGCCCATTATCTTAGACGCTATATCAATAATGCCACTCATCGTACTCGGTTTGGTTTAAGAGAAGAGACATTCGCGATTGAAGATGGTAGTGCTACCGCTATGGCCGTTAGTGATATTAACAGCATCATTGCACATGGTTCTCATTTGTTAGGTGGTTTCCACATACCAGAAGGTAGAGATGACCGTGATCGTTTGGGTGTGTTCGGTGGATATGGTACATTCGCTTATACGAACGACATGAAGCGTGATGTGAATACGTACTTTAGGCCTAATGTAGAAGAGAGTGCTAGAGGTTATTTCTTCCCAGTATGGGTGGATTGTTATTTGCGTAAAGGATACCTTAAACATGCCACTGGCACCACAAGTGAACAGATCAAAGTACTGGTCTCTGATGAGTTTGGATTAAGGGATAACTTTAAGTATAGCCCACCACTGGCTAACTTTACTAAGTTGACTCATGTCGGACAAATGATAGCTGGTAAGGGTATGTTTGGCTGGAACTCCATCGCGCTCTATGGTGTGGCATTGAAAGACAGAGGTGATTTCTCAAGAGACAGTACGAACCAAGCCATTTCCATGCATGCTAACAGAAGATCGCTCTATAGTGGAAACATGCGTGACTTTGCACAAGGCGGACCAACACATCTTGTTCGAGTAGAGAATGCTTTATATCGTTTCCCGAATGCCTATGGCTTAAAGAGTGGTATCGATGTAGAAGCGTATACACGTGAATTGAAAGACCAGTGGGTCAGTCGTATACAAGAACTGATACGCTTAAGGATTAAGTACGTAGAGACACATGTCGATAACGACACAGCGATTGATAATATTCGAAATGACTTGCAGTATCTAGCTAATGCTCTTCAAGGTGAGATTAAAGTCGTTAAGAAACAGAACTACATCGTCCATTGTAATACGGTAGAACATGGTCGTATTGGTTTATTTCGCTATTACGTATACGTGGTACATGGTATCGAGATACTGGACTACGAGCTTTACAATAAGCTTTACCACACTCGTATCGATACTTCTTTAACGGGACAAGCATTAAAAGATTCGTTGAAAGTTGGTACATTAGGCACTGTAGCACGTGAACTAGAATCACCTTATGCCATGTCGGATTTTATTCGATTACCGGCTACACAGGCAGAGTACGATGCCTTACCTGCCGATGATGTCACTAAGGCTTATTTCCCTAGGTATAAGTACACTAAGCTTAAAGGACGTGAAGTCTCACCTGAGTCTATTATCCTAGCGTTTAAAGAGATGGTCATGGATCCCTTGAACAACCTACGTCTAAGGAATAATAACCATCCAGCACGTCAGCCTTACCATGAGTTCTTATCGGATAAGCTATTCGTTAACTACGATGGTGTCTTATATACACAAGAAGATCTTCGTTATAATCGTTTGGAATCCAGACGTAAGATAGCGGCTAATGATCCCATGGTATTCCTAGGTAATCCAGTTACGAGTGCTTTGTTGGATGATATCTACCTATACCACAAGAAGGATTATCTAGCAGGTAAAGTGCCTGATAACAAGCTCTTTGTAAAATACGTATACGATATCGCACGTAAGTTGACATTGGGTAGGATGGATGATGATGTGTCGGTTAAGAACACACTGAATGCATTAGGTAAGATAGCCAATGCATTAAGTTGCATCAGTACTTTAGAGATCCTCTATACCGACCAGGATATATCTTCGAATACCTTTACGCCACAAGCATTTAACAATCCCTATCACTCAGTAGACAATCCTAAGTTGCTCTGTAAGTTAAGTAGGCTGCAAGCACCGTTAGTGCGAGATATACCTAAACTAACAGAGACTGAGAAATTGAAGCCTTATTACTATTTCGCTATTTTAGATCCACGTTATGCATTAGAAGACGTGATGATGAAATATAAGGACATCTGGACGAATCAAGTCTTAAGTGAACGTAAGGTACATGAGTTGTTTGCTAAGGTAGCTAGTGACCTGATGAACAATGCATTGAAAGTAAGACGTTTGGTGGTGCAGGTGAGAGATGCCCAGAGGGGCTATTTGGATAATGCACGATGGGGGCATGCTTGGGGCAGACCTGGTTATAAGTCTTTTATCGGTAGTCAGTTCTGGGGATCGAGTGGTTCATCTGTTAGTGTCGATTTGAACATGGTCACTCGTGAGATCACGCATGTTAACTTAGAGATAGGTTATGGCACTACTAACCATGGTGGTTTTGGTCTACACTTCAGATTCAGTGCAGTGAATAGAAACACACTGGAAGAAGATCTAAGGGATGCTGGTGGTAATATTGTCAATTACGGTAATCCATTAGCTTACTGGAATGGGCAGTTCTCGAATGGTGCTTATCGCAATAGCGGTATGCTGGAGTTGAGAAGAAGCATCCCACCTACCCACATGCTGAAGATGTACATCTACAAAGAAGGTGACGATCAGGGTGATGCCATCAATGTAGGATATATCCACTTTAAAGGATTTACGTTTAAATAACCACCTTCCACAAGCAAAAAAAGAAGCGTAAGCTCTTTTGTACGAGTGATTAGCGTTAGCTAATCGTGAGTAAACTTATACGAGTCTCTATCGTCAGGTAGAGATGAGTAAAAAAGAAGACATAAGCACTGCATCCCTAGGTATAGCGATTATGCTATACCTAGGGTGTGGTGTTCTGTGTCTTATTTCTTTAATACTTGGTAAAGCACGCAGCCTACCAAGTAACCAACCATGCCGAACATGGAGTATGCTTCGGGGTGTTTCCAACCCATGGTGTAAGCACCGTAGCCGCAACCAACCATGAATACTAACATGCCAATTACAACGATGATGTTGAAGAGAATGTTTTCTTTCTCTTCAGCTTTAACTGGTTTACCAGTGTGGTTAGAATAAGTGCGTTGAGTCATGATTGTTTCCAATGAATGAATAGTGAAAAAAGGTGAGAGTCACGATACCTGTACACTTAGCAGCTGCCCTTACGAAAGAGAAACTCAAACAGCTTAATCAGTATACCTTGTCCCCTATTAGATGTATTCCCAACCAAAGGCTTAATAAGAAACAAGCAAGAAGTATCGTGAACTCTCGAAGAAGTACACATTGATCAGAAGAGGGAAGGCACTCTCTCTTCTACTTTAATAGTATATATCTCAATTTTTCGCCATGTGTAAACACAAGGCTAAGCAAAAACCGCAATGTTATCAATCACTTACACTGTCATGGTACCACCAATCAAATCAGTAACTGGAGCACTATCAGTACTGTTACAAACAACATTACGATTCTGTACGGCAGTGAATTCACCCAATGCATTCTGGCAGTAGATGTCTTCCGGCAAATCACTGGTGTTAAATTGGATTACAATACCACGATAAGAACGTTTAGTGACACCTGCTACAGAGGCCAATACATCCAGGCGTTTACGCTGGAAGATGAGTTCACTCAAGACTTCTTTAGTTAAGGGAAGAGTGATGCCATTTAAAAACACAATGTAGTCAGCAAATGACGTTTCCAATGTGTCTTTAGCATACTGGTTAAGTTTAGACTTACGGTGACGTGTCAGCAAGTAATGCTTAAAGACAATAATCGCTAATACGATCAGTGTCGCTACGTTCAAGTAAGCCAAATAGTCGTTGATGTTGATATTCATGTTTAGATTTCCTTTTAATAAAACAGGTTAAATAATAGAAAGATAGATTATCTCCTTTAGACCAACGATACGATACCACACCTTAGCCTACCTATAGTCCATAGCGGGCTATAGGTAGGTTTCTCAGTGCATTTCAGGAGCGTTGAAATAAGAGGTTAAGCTTTTACTACAAACAAGCACTACAGCGCATGTGTAATGCCTACTTGTCCTTGATACTTACCACTATACGGTTGCATAGAGGCAGCATCGTGTTGTGCGAAATACAAAGTACCGATACCTTGGTCTTCGTAGATACGCAATACATACGGAGACTGGTTAAAGATCTCCAATACGAGTTGACCTGACCATCCTGATTTCAAGACAGTCGGAGTCATGTTCATGCCTAGTCGTGCATACGTGGATTTGCAGTACAAGAATCCAGTTACATTAGCAGGGATGTTAAAGGACTCTTTACTACGAGCTAAGACAAATGCATTAGGCGGGATATCGTAATACACCATCGTCAGGGAATCTTCCTCGTTGTAGAGGGTAGTTTCCATACGAGGCAGCATGTGTGGTTTATCGATATCCACAGTTTTGGGTTTAGCCAGTGGATCACACAGGGGAAGATCAGTTACAGGGTATTGGGCGAATAGCTCTACACCACGACCTAAGCGAATGTCGTAACTGTTCTGGGTGAGTCCGTAAGAGACTGCTTTGTGCTCTTCAGATCCATTCATCCAGTGTTTGACTTCCTTATCCACAAAGCCCACGATTAAAGGCTTCTCAGTTAGGCTCATGCCAATGATTTCACTTTCATTTAGAAACATGTTCGTTTCCTTTCTCTTAAAACAAAAGAATAAGCAATAGTTTAGAGTGGTTAAAGATTCACTCTAGTTAGGTACACTTAGATAGTAAGTATCTGTAAAAAACTGCATGTTGGTCTAAAATAGCTATATGCTCGTAAATGGCCCTAGAATGCGCTAGGATTGATTTTAGGCTAAAACTATACTCTGGTATGCCTGACGGCTATAAACGCAATCTGAGGCCATTCTAGATAGGCTACTGAGCGTTTTGTGTTTATAGCTTAGTCTAGGATGCAAAATTCATGCTATTTTCAATTAGGACCATACCGTAGGTACGCTGGAGTACTACGACAGCATAGACCTTCCCACAAAGGGATATGGCGGAACGAAGTGACGACATAGACCTTAAGGTACTGAAGACACGAAGTCCCCAGTACCTATCCAGTCCATCTCTCTGTATATCTCATCTAAGTCAGGTTATCAAAACTGACGAGGAATCCGAATATCACTTCTTGTCTTGAGACAAAGCAGCCATGCGCTCGTTGTGGGCATCGATACACATCGTTAAGGTATCAATAGCCGTAGCGCAATACTCAACTTCTTCTCTCAACTCCACGATCCCCATCACCAAATCACCATTCGTCTTATACTCGGTAGTAGGCAGTTTACACTGTCTTACCACAGGGCATGAGATGGTGGTGTATTGGTATTTCACGACTTCACGTGGTTTCGCACATGCAGCCAGTAGGATACATGCTCCTACTAAGGCTAGTGTTCTATACATGTTACTTTCCTTCTAAAACTTTACTTCTAGTTCAACTTACGATCCATGTACATCGGATCGATAACAGAACGATTAGGGTCAAACGGATGACTCAGTAGTGGAGAGGGTTTGCGTTTCTCTTTGTCCTCTACTGCTTCACTTAAGTTCCTAGGTTTGTTTAGGACATTGGCGATGGACTCTGGTATGGCTGAGTCTTTGTATTGCCTTTCCTGCTCTAGAAGAGACATCAGTAGTTTGTTCTCGGCTGTGTAGCGCTCTTCGATCTCTTTGTTACGGATCATCATGCCTTCGTTCTGGCGTTTGAGTAATTCGATCTCTTCCTCTTTTACTTTCAAGTACTTCTTCTTCTCCTCGATCTCGTCCTTACGGGATTGCAATTCTTGCTCCAGGAGTTGTTTCTCCTTGGAGATGATCTCATTGCGGTACTCGTAGTAGGTCAATGTGCCTAAGATGGCTAATACGATAGCTGCCATCCATACGCGCTTATCAGTCAGCCAACTCATGGCTTTAATAGGTGTCGGTGTCATGTTACTGTCCTTGTATTAGGGTAGATGTCAAAGGATAGCCGATACTTTAGACGAGTTAAACTAAGAACTTGTCCCAAGCGTTCCTGTTCTTCTTATCCTGTTCTCTCAAGAACTTCTCTCGCTTGATGGCTTTGGCTATCGCTCTCTCTTCTCGGTTCATCGGCATTTTCACCTTAAAGTTAGGTCTAGGTGTCTCACGCATCTTAGGTTTCACGAATGGATTATCAGGCCCAAAGTAGGTATAGTTATCTCCAGCACATGCGCTAAGATACTGGATCAATGCCCAGAGTCGACTGATCAGACGAGCGATGTTCACGCCATGATGCTGATTCGCCCACGTGTAGTTGATCATCCTCGATTTCTCGATGTCATTTAGCAAATAAGTCACGATAGACTTAGGATCATTATCGGCAGATAGATGCTCGATATCCTTTACTGCATTGTTCAGAGCCGTGTGGTAGGCATCTACTGCTCTTTCTACATTGCGTTCACTGTAGTAATCACCAGATGCATTACGTTCTAAGCCTACGATCAGGGTAATGGCTTCTGGTATTACGTCTTTTAAAAAGCTCTTCCTGATGGTCTCCAGACTGTAAGCATCTTGCTGTCTGGCTAACTTACAGATGGTTTCCACGATGTGCCTGTCTAATATCTTACGGACAGTTTCACCATTGCCTTTACATTTGGCCTTAGCGTACATGCGTATAGGCCATGTTCTAGGGATACTCATGCTCTTGGTACTCCGTGTATAAAAACGATTCACTAGAGTATCGAGTATTTTGTTTTTTACTCTATTAAAACACACTCGAAATAACTAAAAACGACTTCTCAGTGCCTAAAATGGCCTATTTTTTACATGGAGTATATGTTAAGCACATGTGGTCTAAATAGGGTTAAAACGATCTACTTTTTAAGCAGTTTTACTCTAATTGTAAAGAAATGTAAAGATTTGTAAAGAAGTGTTAAGACGAATTTTGGCTGTTTTTGGCCAATGCTGAAATTTTGCTCTTAAGCAAATGGAGAACAAAATATCTCAACGCAATGTTTATTTATATTAGCTATCCTTTTTTAGACCAAATTGCTCGGTACAGCT